CCATAAAGACCGCCAGCACCCCCAGTATTGACGCCATTGGCGCCGCCACCGCCACCGCCGCCGCCCTTGCTGCCAAGATCGGCGCCTGCGCCACCGGCACCACCGGCCTTGTTATATCCGCCACCGCCGCCACCGCCGCCGACAGTACCGGCCCCGCCCGCGGCTGCATTGCCGCCGACGCCGTGACCTGATCCGGCATTATTATTGCCACCATTGCCGCCGATAAAACTCGAACCGTTGGACCCGGCTGAGCCTCCGCCATTGCCACCACCACCGGCGCCGGCGCTAGCCGTTGTCGTTGCTCCACCCCCCGCGCCGCCCACACCCAGCGGACCACCGGCACCACCGCCGCCGCCGCCAAAGTAACCCGTCAGACCAGTTCCGGACCCGCCCGCATTACCGGACCCACCCGTGCCGCCCGTACCACCCGCGCCGCCCACCGCATAGGATGCAAGGCCACCACCGATCGCATTTAGTGTGGAAGTGTTTTTAAAATACGTGTTGCCCCCGGCCGTTGACGCGGCAGCATTGCCTGCGCCTCCTGCACCGATATGACAGGTGTACCCGGCCGCCGTGACGCTTGCGCCGGTCAGCTTTCGCCACTCGCCGCCGCCGCCGCCGGAGCGCCCATTGCCGCCACCGCCACCAGCAAACGCGTCGACATCGGAGGTCGTTGTGCCGCCGGGGAACGTGTAGGTGCTGGTCGTTGTCACATAGACTGTCGTCATGCCACCGGCTCCGATAGCCGCACACCATCCCAAACCCAGCCGTGTCCCGCCTCGTCCGACTGGACGATCAGGTCGCCGTTGATCGTCGGGTCAACCGCCGGGTCGGCCATGATGACTTCGATCACAACACCGTCGCGAACACGGCAGCACCGGCCGGAATGCGCAGGAGGCCCGAGCGCCGCTTGGATTTCCTCTCGGCCAAAGGAATGCGGCAACTGGAAGAGCGCCATCGCCTCCCCGTCGATCAGACGGTCCCGGACGCCGACCAACTCGTCGTTGGTGTCGGGAATGACAATCCGGCGGATGATCCGCGTCTTAGCGCCGTAGACCACGCCAAAATGGCGCTCTTGCGCCCAGACCGGCCGCAACGACGGCGTCGCCGCGAGAGCTGCCGCAAGAGCAAGGAACGATCGTCGCTTCATGCCTGCCGCCAAAAGTTTGGTCCGTTGTACTGCTCAAACAGCGAAGGAGGCAGGATCGTCTGCCGCGGGCGCCACTCGACCGCGCCGCTGACCGTGTGCAGTCCCTCGGCCCCAAGCTGCCGGTCAAATTCGCCCGCCGTATATTCGACATTTGAGAAATCGTGGTCGAACCACGGCTCGTCGATGTGATCATAAAGCCGGCCAAGTTGATCGCGCGGCGACTTGCACAGCTCCTCGTAATCGATCAGCAAAAGACGAGGCGCTTCCTCTGCTGCGACCGCTTCACGCACTGCGTTGATCGCATAACCGGCAACACCCGTTGGTGCCATCAGCGCCGAGGTGCGCGACCACACCGTCCCATCCGTGTCCCAGCCATAAATCGCCGATGGCCGCTGCCCGTTGCGCCGGTAAAGCCGCTCAAAGCTGTCGGCGATCCAGCCCATCTCGCGGACGCAGACGATGATCTTGCTGTCGGGGAACAGTCTTGCCAACACCGGCAATCGGGCGCACCAGAACCGCGACGTATCAAAAATCACCAGGCGATCGGAACCCCAATACACACCAAAAATGGCGCGCAGCATCGCGTCGCGATGATCGTCGGTCAAAAACACCGATGTCTCGTTCTGCCCCGATGTCGCGTCCTCGATGCCTTTAAAGACCCGCGCCACCGGGCTCGTCATCCCGGCGTCAAACCGCGGGTTCTGCCGCAGGATAGCGGCAAGCATCGTCGAGCCGGAACGCGGCAGACCAGAGATAAAGTGCAGCATTAGGCGCCGTCACCCGTGAGCACATAATGCGCGTTGGTGCCGCTGTTGGTGTCGACAAACAGCCCGATGATGGCACCCGCCGCGTTAAAGGTCTTGGTATAGCTGTGAGCCGAGGTCAGCGTCGCACCCGAGCCATTGGCGACGGTGATCTGACCCGCGCCACCCTGTTCCACCGCAATCGCGCACCCCGCCGGAATGCTGTTGAGCGTCGTCAAGGTAATCGCGCTGCCGTTGGTAATGACGACCGTCTTGCCGCAATCGGTTGCCGCTAGCGTATACGTCGTGCCTGACTGCGCATTGACCGCACCGATCACGGCGCCAAATGTCTGGGTCGCGGTCCAGGTCTGCGCGACATCGATATCGGCAATCGTCCCGGTCGCGGCTTGCAGATGCTGGGTGTTTGATCCCGACACCGCAGGCGTATCGAGCGAGACGCTGCCCGAGGTCGAGCCAAACAGTTGCAGGATGCCGCCAAATGTCGTCGAGGTGCCGATCGAGCCTGTCACCGTCGCCGCAAAGGCCGCGCCGGCAAAGAGCAACGGCAGCCCAGCGACATAGAGGTATTTGCGCTTCATATCCGTTGCCTTCAGTTACACGTAAAGTTGAACGCTCCGCCCGTAGCACTCGCCGTAAAGTTAAATGTCCCGCCTGTGGCACTGGCCGTAAAGTTGACCCCCACCGTATTGCACGACGGCGGTGCCCCCCCGGCAGGCACTTGAACGAGCCACGCATCACCACGCGTCGTCCAGAGAGCCGCCACAGCCGCGACAGCAAGGATCAGGGCGAGCGTTCTCATGGGATCGTGTAATTGACGGTGATCCCGCCAATTCCCGTGCCCGAAGTCCACGCTGTCGTCCCTGTCGTTTGCAGGCACAACCGCTGCCCCGAGGTTACTGCGCTGGACGTAACGGTGAGCGTCTGATTTGTCGCCGCTGTCCCGTTGGCGTTAAATGAACCACTGTGGAGCGCTGTACCGGCACTACAGGCTGTCCCGCTAGACGCCTTGTTGACTGAAACAGTTGACGTATTGCCGGTTGCCGTTTCCACCGCGCCGACAATGCTCGTTACCGTGGCGTTCGCCGGGAGCACCAGGACCGTGGCGTTGTTCGGGTTAACCGTTGCGACCCATCCGACAGACGCCGAAAACACCAGCCCCGAGACATCGGCTGTCGAGGGCTGTGCCGAGGTGATCACCCCATTGGCCGACAGCGCATTAAAAAACTGATGCGATGCCGCGGTCGTCGCGGCAATCGCTGAACTGACCAGCATGTTCCAGTTGTGCGTTGCCGTCACGCAGAACGCCATGCCGAGGCCGGGACTGACAAAAGCGCCCGTGTTCCCGCCGGTCGATCCGCCATTGATCGCGTCGGCGGCGTTGCCGGCCACCGTTACGGTGTGTGTGCCATCGACAAAATTGCCGCCGTCCTCGATGCGGATACAGGTATCTGCCGAGACGGCCGAGATTGCCGGTAGCGTTAAGGTTCCCGAAGCCCAGCCGGTTGCTATCTTGACCAGACGCACAGTGTTGCCGATCGTGCCGCCTGCCGTAACCGCGCTCGACGCAGCGCCGCCGTCTACGCCAAACCCGGTAGCGCCCGCGCTTGTGCCACACGCTGCGCCGGCAACAGTCAAGTTATTGCCAGAATCAAGCCCAAGACAACCAACTTGTGTGCCGGTCAGCGTCCCTGAAAAAATCGGACGGCCTGAGAATGTCAGGTTGCCTGAAAACGTCGGGGTCCCGGTAAGCGTGCCGCTCAGCGCTGCGCCTGTAATTGTCGGCGTTGTTAGTGATGCGGACGTCGCCAGCACAATACCGCCTGTGCCGGTTGCCGCTGTTCCGACCGCCGTCAGGACACCTGTTCCCCACCCCGAGACATTGCCGACCGCCGGGGTCGCGGCAATCGTGATCCCGCCACCCGAGTTGGTGATTGTGACAGCGGTTCCCTGCGTTAGCGTTGCCTTATTCCAGTTGCCGGTGGAGGTGTTGCCGATCAAAAGCTGGCCGTCTGTCGTCACGCCCGAGGGGACGGCGCGTCCTTGCAATCCGGTCACCGTGCCGGTGACAGACCCAGCCGCCGCTGTACCGAATCCCAGATCGCCTGTGATTGAAGCGTCAATCGGGCGGTTGCTCACATCACCGGCAAAGAAGTGGCTCGCCGCCAGGGTCGGCAGATTGGCGACGGCGAGTGCGCCTGAGACGTCGCCCGCCACGACAGCACCAAAGCTCGGCGCGCCCGCGGCGTTGCCGTGCAGCACGGTCGTCGTTGTGCCAAGCGATCCCAGCGCCGACACCGTCGTTGTGCCGCTGCCGATGACGAGTTGGTTGGAGGTCAGCGTGCCACCCGTGGTGACGTTGCCTGCACCGCCCGATACCGTCGCGACAACGAGGTTGTTGCTGGCATCGAGCCCGAGGTTCTTGCCCGACGCAATGGTTCCTGTCGATAATCCGCTAAAGACCGGAATACCCGAAAAGGTGGGATTGCCGCTAAATGTGCCGGACAATGCCCCACCGGCTATGGTAGGGGCTGTCAGCGTCTTGTTGGTCAATGTCTGAACATCGGCCAACGTCACGACGACATTAAGGGGGATGTAGAGTAGAGCACTGGCTGAAGCGCTGGGAGCGACCGGAATGCGTAGGCTAGCCGCATAGGGGGCGGTCGCCGCGGCCTGGCCGTAGATGTAGGTTTCAAGCGGAGTACAGGTGCTCCCGGCGGGGCAGACCTGGGCAAAGGCCGTGCCTGCAGTGGCAAGAAGAGCAGCAACAATGGCGGGGATGAGCCGCAGGGCAACGCGCATCGAGGCTCCCCCCCAAACTCTAGGGGGCTATTTGTATCACGACGCAAGCAGTGGTACAATCGAACCTTAATGCGGGGCCATGCCGAACAGACGCTTCAAACGCAAATCGCCACCTTTTTCGGCTGGGCGCTCAGCGGCAACGTGTGGTGGACGACCATCGGCCACGGCGGGGGAGGGCGCCTGCGCGGTGCGATTCTTAAGGGCATGGGTCTCAAGGCCGGCGTTCCTGATATCCTTATCCTTTATCGCGGACACGCGTACTTTCTCGAAATGAAGAAACCTGGCGCGCGTCCCAAGCGCGGCGGTAAAGGCGGGATAAGTGCCGAGCAAATCGCTGTGCACGCGCAGATCGAAACAGCCGGGGGCTCGGTCGCCACCTGCTATAGCCTCGATGATGTGCGCGCTCAATTGGAATGGTGGCAAATCCCGACCCGCACCGAAAAGCCGAGTACGCAGCGGTTGCGCGAAGCCGGCGAACGGCTCGTCTTATAAGGAGTGAACTTGAGGTACTGGCGATTGCTGGTCGCGTTGGCGCTTTTGTGGCCCGCGAGTCAATCCATTGGCAATATATTATTGCTGGGCACCGCCTCACACGCCGCCGTGCAGCCGGGTCTCTTCGCTGATCCGCGCGACTATGGCGCCACCTGCGGGACTGGCGCAGGCGCGTCAACGTGGAATCAAAACAACGCGACCAACGACGACGCGCCAGGCATCAACTTTGCCCTCGCAACGGGACTACCGGTGGTCATACCCTTTCCCGGCTGCAAGCTTGTCACTCAGGTCGCCGCCCCTGGACATGGGGCCACGCTCTTCGAGTTCGCCGGCTTCGGCCCCGACGATGCGCTCACCGGCAGCAACCCAGCCCTCACCCAGCCCTATCTCTATGTACCGGATGCGGCAAAGACCAACGCGACGAACAACTGCGTCTTTGACACGATGGGTTATGAAGGCGTGACGTGGAAAAACATTATCATGATTGGGCAAAATGAGTTCAACGGTACGAGCGCGTTTTGTAACAGTGTGGGTATCGCCAACGGTCGCCCACAGGCATTTGCGCACATATTTGGTTCGTCGATAAGCAATATGGCAGGTATTGGCGTGGCCACTGACTCGAATTGCTTGCCAACCGGCACGCTTGATGCTCCTGTCTTTCAAATGACGATTATCGGCCTGTACGAAGGTCATACATGCTTTGGCATCAACGCTAATTACAGCGACACCATTATCAGCAATTGGACGGTTGATAATGTTTATCATGCTTGTTTCACTTCGCCGAGCGGAGGGGGAGCGCGAACAACGATAAGTGATTCTATATGTGAATTTAACGGGCACTATGATGGCGGTCCGCTTTACAATGATGGTGCAGCCTTTTATTTGAACGGGGCGTTTACCCATCTATCGAATATTAAGTTCGATCATATCTTTGGTCAATGCATCGTCTGGGATGGTCATGACGCTGTTGATCTGGCGTCCGGGTGGTCGGGCGCAGTTAACATCCATTGCAATAACTCCAATGCACGCGATACCGGGGCAGGCAGCTTTACCGGCAGCATCAGCGGCACGACGCTGACCATCACCGCTGTCGCCACCGGCACCGTCTATATTGGTGAGGTAATAACGGGTGCTGGAGTTGCGGCAAACACGACCGTGACCGGCATCGTGTCCGGCTTTGCTTTCCCTGGAACCGGCGTTTTTACAGTCAACAATTCGCAAAGCGTTGGCAGCGAGACGCTGACATCAGCCGCCGTGGCGAACCCATGCAACTATCTGTTTATCAACGAGGCCAGCTTTATTTCGGCCAGTCATATGACCGCACTAAATTTCGATACCGTCACGCCTTACACGCTTTGTTTCTCGGGCACGCAAGCTAGAGACATCGTCTGGGAGGCAAATGCGGGTGGCGGACCCGATACCGATGGCGGGTGGCACACGGCTTTTGTCCACGGCACCATGCCGTCGCTTTCGCACATTGAAGCCTCTAGCTGGGGCGTCTTTGAAACGCGTCTCCCAACAACGTGTTCTGGGGCTATTACGGGAATGCAGGCCAACGTGTCGGGCACGATTACTCAATGTCCGTAAGTGCCTAGATTACCCGAGCCATACGCACACCTTCACGTTGCCTGGCGATTTCGAGCAGCGCCAGCTCGATAGAGCGCGGGATAACAGCCGGTGTGCGCCGGCCGCGCGTAAACCCCATCTCGAAATCGATCAAGCGACTGGTCGAGATGCCGAGCTCCTCCGCCATCTTTCGGCGCGTCATTTTAAGACGCGCACGCAATGCCTTTAACTCATAATGCGTCATTAACCAGCCCTGATATCGCGATGGTCGCAACCTAGCACGGGAGGTTTTGTGCGACAAGCGCATCTTTTGGCTTGCGGGGTGCACACAAAGATGCGACTGTCGCGACTTATGGAGGATTCAATGACCTGGCTCAACTGGCTCGCTATCGCTGCCATCGGTCTTATTGTGCTGTGCAGCGAGGGCATTATCGATCGGATTGTCGGATGAACGCCCGCGAGATTAAGCCTCGCTGGACGATAGAACAGCTTGACGAGCTGAAACGAGAACTTGGCTCGCGTCATCTGCTCGACCCGATTTACCGGCAATGCGCCGATGCCATTGGTTCATTGCAGTTCGATTTGATTGACGCCGCCGAGCACGGCCGCGCGCTAGTGGCGGATTACGTCGAAACTATTGAGGAGATGGCCCAAGCAATTCATGCAGACATTATGGAAAACGCTGCCCGCGACCTCACCGCAATGAAGCCGCTAGCATGGCAAGCGCTGACTCCAAAAACACAAGATGATTATCGAAAAACTGCCTGCGCCGCTCTCGCCGCCCTCCGCAAAAAGGCCCTTGGATGACATGGTTTTTCCTGTTCATCTTCAGCACGAATATTGGCATTCACGGACCGTTCGAGACAAAAGAACGGTGCCTAGAGGCGCTGGCTGCCGACGAGGCGTCAGCATGGTCCATAGACCCTCGATTTTACGCAAACGCAGTGCCTCCCAAAGCCAGAGGTGTGTGTTTTGAAGGCGCTATTACGAAAGAACCCCCCAAGCAATGACCCCACGCGAGAGGGCAGAGGCCGAAGCCCAAGAATGGTACACCATGACGCGCCTAGAGGTTAAAGAGCGCCTTGAAAAAGTACTCACCGAGCACGTTCGCGCGCTGCTGGCGGATGACGAGGCGACGATTGAGGTGATGGCGCAGGCTATCGGGAAAATGGACGAGGAGATGACATACGGCTGCGACAGCACAAAAAGCGGATACGGGTTCCTTGCTTCAGCCGCTCTCGCCGCCCTCCGCAGAAAGGCAGGCATCTGATGACCCCGCGCGAGAGGGCAGAGGAGGTCGCCGATGATTTGGTAACGGGCGCTGGTAACGGTAACTCAGAAGTAGATCAAGAATGGCACTTTACTGCTGACCGGATTGAGTTCGCTATCACCGAAGCCGTAACCGAGGAACGCGAGCGGTGCGCGGCAATAGCCAGTCATTCCGGGATGCCGGAAATCGCTGTTGCCATCCGCAAAAAGGCCCCTGAAAAATGAATAAACTAAGGTTACTGACCAGGGGTGCTGCCGCCGAGGATATAACCGGCAATTGCCGAGAGCGCAGCCAGAGCAGCCTCCCCGCTGATCCTGTCCTGCAGGCAGAGCAGCGCGATTGTCGGCACGATCAGAAAGAGCACGAGCGCACGCGAGATGATCCGGCCCTCGATCATCTGCTTGACCGTGGCGTCGGAGCCGGGGGCAAAAAAGATGCTGCCAAAGACCACCAGCCCGGTAATCGTGACCAGCACGGCCACTGCAGCGAACGCCGCCCAGATCAGACGGTCGTGGCTGTCCATGCTCTTGCTGGCACGCCGTCGCTACCACGCGTAGATCGCGATCAGTATCAACACGACCGCGACGACGAGCCCCGACGCCCACCAGTGCCCGTGCTTGTGCGCGGCCGAGATAAACCGCCCGCGAGCGTCGCGATCGGCGTCCATTATGGCGTCGGCGGCGGTGCCGGGATCGCCGCAGCAAGCTCTGCGCTCTTGGCAGTTACCGCCGCCGCGAGATCGGTCACCGACTGAAGCTGTTCCGGCGTAGCGCCAGCCGCCGTCGCCGCAGCAACCGCGTCGGTAATCATCTGCTGAATCCCATTAAGCGCTTTGACCGCACTGTCGATCACGGTGCCCTCCGCCGCAACATCAGCCGTCAGCTCGGTCAGCTTGTCGTCCATTGCCGTCATTAGGGTCGCTCCTTCAGTCAGCAACGCAAGGATTTGCGTCACATTGTTGGAAATTGCCGTCAGTTGGGAATCTTCGCTGTGCAGGTAGACGTGGATGTCGAAACTCATCAGCGCCACATCGGTGTCATCATCCCGCCGCCGCCTGCAATCATCGACAGGAACCAGATAAGGCACAGCAATCCGATCACCAGCAACGCGATCTTCATCACCATTGGCGGGACAGGGATGCCAAGCTGACCCAGCACCCAAATCACCAGCCAACCGATCCCTACAAGAATGCAGAGAAAGATGAGAAACCATAGAATGTTAATCGCAATGGTGATCATTGGCCTTTACTTCTGAGCCGGTGCCGACTGTGCAGGCTGAACCTTATCAGCGTCCTGCTTACGCTGCAAAGCTTCACCCTCGTTCTTGCGGGTGAGGTCTTGCTGCTTGCCCTTGAATTCGAGATTCTGCTTCTCGCGCTCATTCGTGAGCGTCTGCGAAGCCTCAATCTCAGTGCGCCGACGCGCCAATGACTCTTCATCTGCCTTGAGCCAGGCGTCCTGATCGACCCTGTACTTCTCAAACGCAGCCTTAGCGCGCTCATGGCGCGCCATGTCGCTGTTGAGCTGATCGACTGCCGTTACTGGATGAGTTGGAGCCTGTGCCAATGCCGGCGTTGCCAGTGCCGCGATCGTCGCGATAGCAAGAGCAAAACGCATCATGTCATTCCTCCCGGATCGTGGGAGAGTACGCACATAAACACAATACCATAAGGTGTGGAAAATACCTATGACTCCTGCAACGCCTTGTGCGCCGCTTCAAGAGCCGCATCCATCTGCGCCTGCTGTTCCGCGGTCGGCTGATCGCGCGCCGTCAGTGCGCCCCATGCTTCTTTGACGTAGCCGGCAAGCTGCGGGTCTTTTTCCAGCAGTTTAATCAGGACCGGCAAGACCGCAGCGATGATCGCCTGCATTTTAAACCACCTTTCCCAGGCGTGGGTAACGGCTTCCCACGGTACGTTTATTTACAGACCTAGTGTAAACACCTGTCATGGCTCATTGTCGCCATAGCTTAACCGGGCTGTTTTGTATTTTAGCCGATAAGGCGATTAGCCGCCCGACAAACACCGGGTTGTTTAGGACCGCTGTTACTACCGCTGCACTGACCCTTCCGCCGACACAGGCAAAGCCCACTTCGGGAACAGCTGAGGCGACGATCTGTTCCAGCGCATTGTCGGCACACGCTGCGTTCAAGACAGCTTGCACAACCGCCTGATCCTGCTGCGCGACTGTGACTTGTTGCGCGGTACAGGCGCCGAGAACCAGTGCCAATACGACAAGCGCGCGCCTAACCATCGACCATCTTCTTTCTAAGCCAGCGTCTTGCAGACCCGGGCGGTAGCTTCTGCCACTCGCGCAGCATTTCCGGCGTGATCTCAACGGCGTTTTCGACATCCCATTTTATGGTGGGACAGGTGCCCTCGACGTGATCCGAGCTGCCGCACCATGCGCACGGGTCTTTCTTAATCATGACTATCCTCATATGCGGCAACGATCGCCGCTAAGGTTGCCGGCCCCCATTCGCCATCGACGACAATATCGAAACCATCTGTTTTCAACCAGAATTGTATCGTCTCTAACGCCGGCATAGCGCCAATATCCGACATGTCCACAGGCGCAGAAACCTTTGGCGGCGTGGGCGTGGGCGTGGGGTGCGGTGTCGGTTGCACCACAGGCGTCTGTGTTGGCGCGGCCGGCGCGTCGAGATACGTCCAGTGCGCCTTGTTCGCCGTCCACACGTCGACATAGTGCTGATCAGGCTTACCCTGCGCCGCGGCGCCGTAGCCCTCATTGTAACCGGCAACCCATTCCTCGATCTTGGGCGGGCGCCCAAGATGGGTGCTGAGATAATTCCACCCCTGCGCCAGGTATTTCAGGCCGTACAACACGCTGACCTTGGGTTCGTACATCTGCTTCGGGCTGCCGACGAGGCCGAGACTCGCTGCCGTACTGCCGAGAACCTGCATCAATCCGTACGAGGCGACACCACTTGGCTCCTGGCGAAACGCCTTGGGATCAAAGTTCGACTCCGTCTCGCAAAACGCCATAAAGTTGCTGCGCTGGAACCAGTTGCCAAACTGCTCGGCGTTGACAACGTCAAACGCCGCCAGAGCGGCACTTTGATCCGGCGTCAGGGCGCCGTGGTTGACAACCGGGATTGCCGCTGGAGGCGCGGGTAGCGGTGCCACGGTTGGCGTCGCGACCCCGTCAGGATACCATGAGCCGGCAAACAGCCCAGTCTGCTGGTCGATCGTGCATCCTTGGATGTGGTCTGAATCGACAAAGCTGTGCGGCCTGTCCGGTAGCCCCCAGTCGATCCCGCTGATCACCGTTCGATCGGAGGTCGACACCTGTTTTGCAAGATCGACGCAAAACGTCCAATCGCCATCCCAATTAGGCTGACCGTTGACCACCTTGGCGAAGTCGCAGGCCAGCCCGTAATGGTGAACGCCGACCGTCCGAAGCTGGGTCTTGCCCTCGTCAAAATATTTCTGTTGCAACTCCGAGCTGCGGTATGTCTCGGTAACCATCAGGTCGATGCCGAGCACCTTAGCGGCAGCGATGAAAGCCTCGACCTGTCCGCGGAATACCGGCTCCAGCAAAGCCATGTCGCGGATTGGCTCTGCCGAGTGAAACCGCGAGTCGGCCTGGATAACGTCCGTATAGAAGTTCCCCATAGGCGCTATGCGGCTGGTGGCGAGGGCGGCGGAGGAGGGAGCGTTGCCGCGGCGCTAAGCGCGGTGACGGCATCGTGCAGCGAGGAGATTGCTGTATTGATCGAGGTCACGGCCGTGCTGATCTCTCCTTCGTCAGCCGCTGACGCCTGGATCAGCGTCACCGCCGACTGCATCGCCGAAACTGCGCCGCTGACCTCGGTCGTGAGAGCCGTTACCGCATTATTGAGCTGAGCATTTGCCATCTGTTGTGCCTCCTGGTTAGCGATGATGTGTTGAACGCCGTGCAGCAATGCTTCAATCAATCCGACGATGCCTGTCACGGCGTGGCGGCTCCGGTCTTTTGCCTCAGCGCTTCAGCCACCTGTGCGGCGCTTTGGGGTATCTCTGCCGGCGTGCTGGTCGCGAGCGACGCGCCCTGCGCGGCGATGGTTGAATCTTTGTCTTGACTGCCTTTCGAGCTACCGAAATAGAAACCTGCAGCACCAACCGCCAGCGCGACCGATGTGCTAAACATCTGGGTACGCAACGTATCGTTTCCCAGAAAACATGAGGCGGCGAGCGCCGCGGCAAAAATCAAAACCATCAAATACGCCAGACTTGGAACGACCCACCACGGCAATGGCGGTGTTGCTGGTGCGGGAGACGGCGCTTCCGGCACAACAGTCGGATCAACCATGTAAAACGGTTTACCACACGTCGCATTCTCTGTATAGTAGGGGTTGTCTCTTCTAGGATTTCCCCAACTGGAAACTTAGCCCTGCAACAGCAGGGCTTTTTATTTAATGGGGAAGCGTGTGTATTGACGGCAGGAGCGTCAGAAACAGTGTCGCGATGCCGACGAGCAACATGACCAGCAAGGCGCCGCAAGCGCTCCATAACAGCGCGTAGATACCGCGCAGCGACTGACTTTTCTCACGGTCGCTATCTCTGAGAGCGGCGCGGAAATCGAGCGACTGCGCCTCGAATCTTTGGTCGAACCGGTCAAGCTTGTTATCAATGCGAACGTAGCGCCGTTCGCAATCGTCGTCGTGATCGCGCTTCCAGTCTTCAAGCACTGCCAATCTACTGTCCCAATTGGTAGGAGTACCGAAAAAGGCCATCAGTTCTCTACCGAAAATGGGCGTGCTCTAACGCTGGTTAAGTGACCTACGTCACAACAACGGTAGATATTATCACGATCTTTTTCGAAAGGTACAACCTGTATTGGTATGGCGAGGACCTCGCCTTCCTTTAAAGAACATCAGGCCAATGCATTGGTTCAATGATAGGATGAACTTCAACTAAACATCAATTGTTATTTTTATTTATAGGATTTGTAAAGTACGCCTGCAACTCGCCTGTGGTTGGCCGAGTCTGCTCCAGCACCTTAATGCGCTCCAAAAGCGCTGTGTGCTCTCGGTCAGCGGTTGTTAGAGCCTGATCGATCTGGCGGTTAACATTTTCTCGAATCTGATCAAGCTGGCGATTAACGTCGTCGCGGTTCTGCCTGAACTGGTCGTTGACCTTACCGCGAAATTCCTCGTGCTCGCGAATTGACAGAGATTTATCAAATGACCTGGAAAGCAGCGCAACCGCTGCGATAATCATCGCCCCTAGCGCGGAAACGGTTTCCCAGTCCACATGCATAACCTCATCGCCAACTTACTCCCCGACGTATTCCCGCACCCGCCGGTCGCCGACAAACTTCTTGATCGATTCCGTCCCCGCCGCATTCGCGGTCGCGCCCGTGCCGGACCACGCGCGGCCTGCCTTGCGGTCGATAATGGTGTGCGTATAGACCGTGGTAGCGCCATCAGCCGCAGTGCCTGTCTCAACCTCGATGTCGTCCCTGCTCATAGTAGCCTCCTACTTCGTCAGCAAATCTGACCCGCCAGTGAGGATGTTTGTTCCGCCCGTCAGCAAGATCGGCCCCGGCGGTGTCGCGGTGCCCTGCGGTTGAATCAATGGGTACATACCGCCGCTGCCTGCCGACTGTCCACCGCTGAGAAACTGAGCGTCGCCCGTGCTCATCACCAAAGCCAGCACCGCGGCAACGCCTAAGAGGAAGGCAATGATGCGGATCATCAGTTCGGCACCGCGGACGCGCCGTTGATCTGCGGAGCGCTGAACGCCTCGGGATCAACCGCCAGAATCTGCTGACGCAACCGCTCAATGACCGGCGCCGCCACCTTGAACGGCAGCTCCTGCAATCCCGCCAACACGACATTGATCTCGTCGACCTTCAGCATCAGCGTCATGGGCTCATTGGGGCGGATCATTTGTTCTCCAGGGCGGTCAGGCGATCAGCGATCTGCTGGATAGCGCGCATCAGATAAGGCGTAAAGTTTGTGTCGATCAGATGATAAGTGCCCCCGCTCAACTCGGTATAGCCGACAGTTGTCGGCATGGTTTCTTGAAGCTCCTGCGCCACCATGCCAATAGCGACAGTCTTGTCGGCATAGGGCATGATTCTCAGCCCTTCCGCGTTCCAGTCGAACTGCCTTATCGGCGTCGCGACAATAGCGGCTAAGGCATCGACTTGCGTGTCTTTAATATTTTCCTTTAGTTTCGCGTCCGAAAAACTGCCGTCAGTGGTAATGACAAACCCAGTCACGCCGTTGTCAGGGCTGATAAGAAGATTCCCCGGAGTTTTTGCAAAACTCATGTAACCCCAATCACCGCCCCACGCCTCGATTCTTGCGCCTGTGGCGGCCGAACATCGAAACACATTGGTGGCATAACTGTCATTTCCGGCAAGAATATTTCCCCCCGTCGTAAGGGAATTGCCGCTATTTGCGACATTGAGTGTCGTCGTGGTTGTGCCGCCCGTAACATTAATTGCGCCACTGATCGTGCCGCCACTAGCGCTATAGATCGGGTACTCGACGGCATTGTCGATGCGGACCAACGCGTGCGTGCCGTCCCACCGAAAGTTAAAGCCGTTAGCGCCAATATTGCTATAGACGACGCCCGTATTGGCGCAGGTAATACCCGCGCCCGCCTGAATCGCTCCGAAGACGGAAAGCGACCCGCCGCTAAGAGTCAAATTTCCGGTAACGCCAGCAGCTCCGTTTACCTGCAACCCTGCGGTTGTAATACCACCGGCATTAGTATTGACGGTGCTACAGCTAATAGTGTCACAGCTAAACGCTCCTGTAATTCCAGCATTTCCGTTTACTTGCAACGTTGCAGTCGTGACGCTTCCGATGGTAGAGGCACCAGTAACCACCGCAGTCCCATTAACCTGCAACCCTGCGGTCGTAATACCGCCGGAATTAGTATTAATGTTGGTACAGCTAGTATTTCCAAATACCGTCAACCCGGTAGTCGTGACGTTAGCGGCAGCGATAGTGCCACTGCCAAATGTACAGCCGCCAATTGTGGCAACCGTCAAATGCGCATCAGGCGCCGAGAGCAAACCACCAAAAGTACCAGTTCCGCCAACATTCAATGTTCCGGAATGAGTAGCATTTCCCGACCCACTAAAATTATGGGTAGTCGACCCTGTGTTATTCTGCATAAGAAAACCGCCGCCGACGCCGGCACGGGAAACTACATTAGTTGCATCGCCATAAAGATAAGTAGTTCCCCCGCCAGCGAAATAGATGAAATTTCCCAATGTTACGTTACCGGCGGCATGGATACCGCCACCCGAAGCATTGATCGCCGACGCAGATGCGCTTGTCGCCGTCAACGTGTTGACGGTCAGATCGGCGCTCGTCACCCGCGACGGCGACCACCCGGTAAACTGGAAGATCGACCCGTCATACGCGACGCTCACCACGTCGCCCGCGGTAATCACTCCTGCGACCAGGTCGGTTGCCCCAACCTTAACCGCCAGTGCGCCGCCAACACCGACATTGAGCGTCGTCGCCCCGGTATTAGTAAACCCGGCGACAAACGAAAACGTGTCGCCCTTGACCAGCGCCGTAGGTGGAACTGTGTACGTCAGCGTGTGGGCATTGGCTGAGCCACCGCTGGTGACAGTCGCGTTGATCCGGTCATAAAACCTTCGTATACCACCCATAATTGCGCGGGCGCAGTTGTTTACACTATTTGCGGGTTGTCCCTCCGGCCAGCCGTCAGGCGGTGCAGCTGTATTTCCTGCGTCCGACTCGGTCCACAGCGCGCTATTAATGTCAGCCATGATCCGAATACTCCTCTACTCGGAACACCTTATTAAAAATAATAATAGGCACCTTAGCCTTAATCCTTCTTGATACACTCGATACGCTTGTCCCCACAAGCTCCGGTACTTCGCATATATTAAATACACATGTTCCATTTATCATAATACGCCGCGCATTACGACGATTTCTATTTTGCTCCGATCTTGTCGCCCAACAGCAATTATCTGGTGAATATCCAGCATCATTATCAATTCTCTCTAGCGTCAATTTCGGGTCTGGCGGTTCTCCCAAATCATCACGAAAATTTTCAAACTTTTTCCATCGCTCGCAAACCGTAATACCTCTTCCAGCGTACCTATCGTACGCCTCATTATTAGGATCGAAACACCGCTCCATCATTTTAAGCCAGGCTTTATATAATCTTGTTCTTGAAGCACCATGAGTTTTCCTCTTAAGGCCTGTAACCTCCTTACGCAGACACCCACATGATGCGGTGTCTCCAACAAGCAACTTATTGGCCTTCACAACAACTATCGCTCCACAATCACATTGGCAGTTCCACCGAGATGATCCCCCGGTCGCCTCTATGCGACTGAGCGCAACTAGCCGTCCAAACCGCTGCCCCGTCAGATCACGTGTTGGTCGTGGTATCGTAGCCTCCCGACAAAAAGTGCAACTGTCGCACTAGACAAGCCTTTTGAATGAGCTTATATGCGGCGCCATGAAAGTTCCTCACATCAACCAACCCGTCGACAACACTTTCCGGCGCCGCGGCCACAGCGGCATGCACTGGCCCGAAAAGATAGCCTTTATGTGGGGGGTCTTTGTTGTCTTCTGGCTCGCTCTGTTCTCGCACCTGTTGACCGAGCCGATCGAGTGTCTCTCGGCGCTGCTGTTCACTAAAGGCGGCATCATGGTCATCTCGTTGCTCGTGCTGCCTCCCTACCTCTTCATGTGCGGCATACGATGGATTGTCTCCGATTTCCGACGCTTCTCCTAACTACTATCTGTGGTCGATCTCTTTCGTCTTCGGCCTCACCTTCGATTGGTCGCTTCAGCCGATCGCGCTGCTCATCCTCGCTTTGTGGCTTGGTCGTATTCTCACTGTTGTTGCCCCTGTGGAGCGGCTAGCGATCCTTGCAGCTTCTGCGCGAACGGCAAAAGAGAAGGGTCGAGCCGCGCAAACTGATTAAGCCCGGCCAGCGCCTGCTGCACGCCAGCTGCCGCCGTTCCCGCCGAATTGACCGTTTCCGGCATCGCGTAAAGCCACCGGGCAAACGTCGGACTCATCAGCGCCTTTGACGCCATGCGTCCTCCCAACACGCTCAATGTCGTCATCACCGGATGATGAAGAATATCCATAAAGTGCTCAGCGATAGCGCCCGCCCCGAGCGCCGCGATGCTATGCGACGCAGTCCCTGACGGGTTGCCAAACTTAGCAATCTGCTTTTGAGCATCGGAAATACGCGTGAGCGCGTCGAGATTGTCCCTTACCGGGCTACCCTGCACACCAAAAAGCGTGTCCTTGGCACTGTCCGACAGACCGTTAAACCGGGTCACCAGCGACGCCGCCGAGAAGTCCGGGGCACTGCCAATAATTTGCTTGACGCCAGGTGTCGGCTCGCCAAGCTTGCGAAGCACTGTTGCGCCGACATCCCCCCACTGCTCGGGCGACACCGACCGCTGAATCTGCGTCAGCAAACCGGCGTCAGCCCCGCCTTTGGCGCCAGCCGCTCTATTGATCGCGTTGAACGTGTCTTCCGGCGATCCCTTGAGCAACGGTTCCAGCGCATCAACGCGCTTGATGCCTGCCTGGTAGTACTGGGTGGCTCGGTCAAATGCATTAAGAGTATCGCTACCGGCAGCGCCGGCTGCTTTCCGTAAATCCGCCGTGATCCCTCCATAAACCTTCTTTAAGTCACCGCGCGAGATATCGCTGACCAATGACGGCGTTCCGAGCTGTCCTCCGATCGTCGATCGCAATTCCTTAAGCTCGGCAACAGATAACGTACCGCCGCTTTGCATCTTCTGAGCCGCTTGCAACAAAATAGGATTACCACTTTGATCCAAAACAGAAGAATAAACCGCCGGGATCGTCGTTTCCTTTGGCGCCATTGCACTGTAATAAGACTGAAGCTTGGGATTTGTTATCATCCCTCCCAGTTCAGGGTTCGTCGTAAACCTTTCCAACGGTCCTTTTAATACGCTGAGCGTATTGTCGACCGGGATCGACATATCCGGGTTTATTTGTGACCAGAAGCGGTCATATAACGCCTCGGCTTTCGCCGGAAAACTGCTCTCTCTTGTCGGCGCCGAGATGATGTCGGCGGCACTCATTCCAGCGGGTGCCTCACCCTGCGCAAACTGCGTGATGCCTTGCTGGATACCCTTTCCAGCCTCTTGCGGATTTACGGCTGCACCGAGCGTATTGGCGATGTCGTTCGCCGCGTTGCTCGTCCCCCGAGCCGTATTCTCCACGCCCTCCGCCACAGGCGCGCCAAAGAACGGTATTTTGTTAACAATATTTGCCGTCAGCTTTGACCCGATACCGTGCCCAACAGCAGGGATATTAGGCGGTACACCAAGCCGTTCAAAATCCTGTAGCAGGTTCTGACTTGTCGTAACGGCAGGAGCGGTTGCCACCTTCGGGATGCCGGTTTCCGGCACGCCGTAAGCCAGCATGCGACCTAGCGGAGCCGCCGCCGATTCAGCCATCGCCGGGTTGCGATAGTAAACCGCGTACTTCCCTGTGCCTGGATCGCGCAGAGCAACATATTGCTGCTGGTCGAGCGGAACGCCCAACTCGGCGAAAGCCGCCTGCTGCTCCTGCGGCGCAAGCTGATAATTTCCTTTCCCCATTGCCGCAACGTGTGGCGACGTACCTTGCGCCCCCGCAACGAGCGTATCCAACACGCTCTGTCCCATCGAGGCGATCGGGTTAATATCAGGGCGCATAGCGCCCGGCGCAGCCAACGTGTAGTCCGATTGCGAATGCCCCGGAACAGGCGTCAAGTTAGCCCACGGAGACGCCCACGAAATCGTCGGCTGCCGTTGCTGCTCAACCGGCATGTCGGGAAGAGTAGGCGCCGGGGTAAGCCCTTCCCAAGGAGACGGCATTACGGCGCTCCCGGCTTAGTATAAGGAACTCCTCTATCATTATAAAACATTGATCCTGCCGGAATAAGATTAAAGACACGATGCTGTCCCGCTTCATTCAGCCCTTTCCAGGCAATATCCGGCTCATTTGCCATTGCCGCCGCTGCGCGCCAATAGTCGTGATAATTATTTGTTTTATCGAACGCGTCTTCAAAACCGGCCATGCCCTGGTACTTCTCGCCGTACTGTCCCATATTCAGACGCTGATTATTGGCCCATTGCTGCGCTGCCGTTGCCCGGTCTGCCGCCCATCGCGACTGCATTCGCAGCGCCTGAACCATCAGCTGCGCGGCCTGCGGATGCGTCTCCAAGTTCGGATAATTCCGCTGAAACATATTAATGACCGATCCCGGCTCGCGCGCACCCATTCCCCTGACCACGCCCGACGTGTATTGCAGGAACAACTTGTTCAAGTCGTCTCCCGCCTCAGGATGGCTAAACCGGTTAACAATTGAATCAGGAACTCCCAGCGCGCTCATAATCTTTGCGCCTTCCTGAATAGTATCGGCTCCCCACCCCATACGTACCCGAGGGAGCAAATCAAGTATGCCTTCAGCAATACCTGCCTGCTGACGCGACGTTTGCGCCGTTTCCGCATAGGGCTTCAACTGCTCTTCAGTGAACCTCATCGCGCCTTCTAAGCCAATCCTTTGAACGTCGGTCATGCCTCCCGAAATAACTCCAGGCCCACTTGCCGCCGGATTTAACTGCGCCTGTTGCCCCGCAGCCGGGGGCGCGCCCCCAAGCCCGGGGACACCAACGCCCACCGTTGGCGCAGGCGGCGGCGGCGTGGGTACTGTCGCGCCGCTGACGGGCGGAAGAGACGCAGGCGCCGATATGACGCCCGCTTGAGGAGGTGCCCCAGTTGCGGCAGGAGCACCAGGAATGCCGGGAGCCGGCGCGCCTGGTTGCCCCGGCATCGGTATCCCCATCTGCTGCATCGCGATAGCGGGAATAACCAGCTGGTTGTTCACCAAATGCGGACGCCACAACTCCTTGATTGCCTCGGGACCAGACTTAGCCTGCGCCTCGATACCCGCGATCTGCCCCCGCAACGCCACATTCCATTCGGGCTTCGCCCAATCCGCCATCGCGGTCGCTACCGCAATCGGATAAGCATATTTCAGCTTGACGCCTTCATTTGCTTCCGCCAGCGGTGCCGCGTATTGAAGCTCGACCGCCTTGCGCGCCGCCTCCATCGGGCCAGCGTATTCCAGCCCGACCTGGGCTTTGGCTCGTGCCTGCTGCGCCTGGAAATACGGGCTGTTGTAATAAGCTTGCAGCAACTCCTGCCCACCCGGCAGCCCAACCATCTGCCCCGAAATCGCCGCCTTGAGCAACGCCGCCTGCGCCGGGTCGATCTGAAATCCGCCAGCCGGTGCACCCGGGAGAGCGGGCGACGCACCCGGCATGGTCGGCCCCGGTGTTGGCGCACTCGGCATCGGCACATTGCCGCCGGTCGGCACGGCCGGTGACGGCGATGCCGCCTGCTGCGCCGCCGGACTAAACGGTGCGCTCAAGCCGGGGCTGCGGCCCAGCCCCTGCATGCTCGGCGGCATCGAGCCGAGATTGCCCGCACCCCAATCCGCGCCCGCGCCAATCCCGCCGCTGGCATCGGCAACCTGCGTCTCATTGACCCGCGAGCGAGCCAATATCTGCTGGTTCAGTCGCTCCCGCGGCGATAGCGCCGACTGCTTATCTTCGCCTTCCGCCTCGGGCGCTGGACCGCCCAAATCATGTGTCGGCACCTCCGGGAACGCCGAGCGATCTCCAGATGGCGCCGCCTGCTCAGGAGGTATTGACCCAGACTGAAACGCTGAATTGGGAACCGGAAGAGGTTGTGTTTGGCTCGTATTCGTACCAACGAATGACCCACCACTAGGCAGCTGAACTAGTTGCGGCCCGCTATAAGGCTTATAGTTACGCGCTCCCAAAACCTTGGGAATCACCCCCGCCGCATCCGGCGGAAGATTGCCGCCCTGCTCGTTGCGGATCATCGCCTCAACAAGCTTGGCTTTTTGCAAAGGATCGGAAAAATCAATTTTTTCGTCCGGCTTGATGCCCATAACCGTCGAAGCGCGATTGATTAGCGCCGCGGTATCATTTTCATTTGGAGGAGCCCAGAGCGTTATAATGTCATTAAGCGTTGTCTTTGGCGTTTTTGCCACACCCTCACCAGCCGCATAGCGATCAAGCTGATTGACAATCGCCTGCACACCCTCTTCCGGCGACTTGAACGACTGCCATCCCTGAGGATTTGTGTTCGGCCCTCCCCCCACAGGCACATTAGGATTGCGTAGGCCGCCGTAATTAAATGTCGCAAGCTCCCTGTTTCCGCCACCACCCGCAGCCGTCATATCGCCGACGCCTGGGATCGAGCCAATGCTCGCACCCTGCCCGCCCCCCTGTTGTCCAAGCTTTGTTAGCGCATCAACGCCAGCCATCATCTGGCGCCAACCCTCAGGCTTGTTCCGCAGCATCCACGCCAGGTTTTGCGCCTGAACATCAGTTAAGTTCGCCTGCTGTGCCCGCAAACGGTTCTCGCCAAACACATTCGCCATATTCGTCATCGAATTGGCAAACCCGAACGGGTCCGGCAACTTCGCGGACGGCATGTTCATTGGCGACACATTGGTCGGCGACTTGGCGATCGGCGGTCCCAATTGCGGCCCACCCGGCAGCTGCGGCTGCTGAAGCAGATAAGGCAGGAGATCGCTAAAAAGCGGCATCACTGCACCGCCAAGCTATATGCGCTTTGCATGACGGGCTTCACAGCAAGCGCATAATCAACCATCTTGATCCCCAACGGACCCGTAACCACCGCCTCGGGGTGAACCGTCTCGACCTCGTCAGCCATCAGACCGATATTCGTCGTGTCGGCCCCGACATACTTAAAGGCGTAAACCGGCAGACCGTTTGGAATGGTTCCAATAACCCGGATGTCTTTCTTGATCCGCCGATCGGAGCCAAAGAGCCCCAGCGGCCCAAACACCGATCCACCGATGCTCGCGAGCGACCCGATCCCGCCCAGCACGTTCGCGGTCGGGTTGCTCAGGATCGGCTGATTCAGCTGCGAGGTGCCGCCGTAATTGCCGGTCACCTGGCCCAGATACTGGTTCAACATTTGATACGGCAACTGCTGCTGGTAATTCCACCGCTGTATCTGATCGTTGATCGATGCTTGCTGCAACGCCTGCTGCGTCGCGCCGCCGCTATACATCTGACTCAAATCAGTATACGGCAGCTGCTGCATCTGCGGCGCCAGCGCCAGTGCGCCAAGCTGCTGCTGCACACCTTGACCGTAAGCGCCGGAAAGATTTTGCAGAATCGCATTCTGCAATGCGCCGCCCTGAAGCAGCTGGTTACCCAGCGTCCCCGCGGCCGATTGCTGCAACCCGGCCCCCTGGAGCGCCTGACTGCCCAGTGTCCCCGCAGCCTGCTGCTGCAATCCGGCCCCCTGAAGCGCTTGATTGCCCAGTGTGCCCGCCGCTCCCGCCTGAACCCCGGCACCCTGCACTCCAAGACCGCCCAATGTCCCTGCCGCACTGACGCCAAGCTGCTGGCCGGTCAATCCAAGCTGACCCAGCGCCTGCGCCGCAGCGTTCTGATTCTGCTGCCCCGTCAGCGCCTGACTGCCCAGCGTCGACGCACCCTGAAGCCCCAAGCCGCCCAAAGTACCGGCAAGCTGCCCTTGCAACCCGAGTCCCTGAAGATACTGATTCCCTAGCGTCGTACCGGCGTTGATCTGGTTCTGCTGCTCCTGTTGGAAAAGCTGCGCCATCGTCGGCGCCAAGGCCGAGGTCACTCCCGCCGCTGACGCGCGTGCCGCCTCGGGCGAGTTCAGTGCTCCACCCTGGATAAACTGCGATTGAATCCCCGGCAGAACCTGAGACTCGATCTGCTGCGCCAACGTGCTGGTGTTGGGATTGCCTTCCGCCAGAGCCGCGCCCGACGCATAAGGATTCAAAGCTGTCGCCGCCGGGTTATTGCCGGCAATATTCGTATTCGCCAAATTGGCGAGCGTTCCCGCGCCGCCAAGACCCAGACCCGTGTAGCCGCCAAGCGCCCCCGCGCCCGGGCCTCCGAGCCCCAGATTGTATCCCGAATTTGCAGCTAGCGCCGCCTGCGCTGCGGCAGGGATCGCCCCACCCTGAGAATATTGCGCGAGCGCGTTTGCCCACGGCCCCGAAAGACCAGCGTTCGAACCCGAAAGACCCGTCAACGCACCCGCCGCCGGGTTCGCGATACCGCCATACGCTTGCGCGGCAAGCGCGTCCGCTCCGGGATTGGCAATCCCGCCAGCCTGCGAAAGAAGCGTTCCCGTGCCGGCATTATTCGCGCCTAGGTTGATGCCGGAAAGACTGCTCAGCCCCGACAGAGCGGGGTTGTTGTAGATATTCCCGCCCGACGCTAAAAAAGAATTCGCGCCGACGAGATTGTTGGAATTGGTAAGGTCGTTCTGCGCCTGCCCAATAATCCCGCCCAGCGCGTTCCCCTGTCCCGGCGTCTCGGGCGCATATGTTATGCCGGGGAAATACTGCGGCGGCGTGCCCTGCGCGAGATTTGCCGCCTGCTGAAACCCGCCAAACAGAAAAGGCTGTTGCGCTGCCCACGGCGCCGAATTCGCCGTGGTTGTCGCCGTGCCGGTCTGCTTGGAACCGCCCATCGACTACAGCCTTTTCTCCATCGTGATACCGGTTTCGTAATACCCGGTCCCAACCCGCAACCACCCGCGCCGCATCCCTCCCGTCACGCACGTACACCCCATATGGCGCGCATAGGCTTCAACCATCTCCAACCCCTGCTGCGCCCACGCTCGCAAGTTCGTGCCCCCGACAATCCAGATGTAACAGTCACGCGATCGCGGGTGATCGATGATCTGCGTGACAACCGCGGCATCCGCCCGTTTGGCCTCCTCGTCCCACGCCAGCCACAACTTTGCCTTCTCTTCCAGAATCAGTCGTAAAACGTCGTTTTCATTCCACCTCTCGACTTTTTGCTTCACCAGCGAGCGCTTGATGTGCGCCTCAGCCTGATCCCACATAAACGGCACATGCTGAGTCACCACATCGCAAAAGACGATGCTCAGTTACCGGCCTCCGCTCAACCACCCCATCAGAGCCTGCGGCGACCATCCGGCCCCCAAGCCCAATTGCTGCTGCATCTGTCCTGCCGGCATCGGCCCCTGACCGCCGCCAAGCGCACTCAACAACTGCTGAATTTGCATCAGATTAGGCTGCTGCGCCGGTCCAGCCTGCCCTGGCGGCATCGGTATTCCCTGTCCCTGGATCGCCTGCCCCTGCGGCGGCGGCGGCCCGTTTGATGTTGGCCCCGGTGGCGCCGGAAGCTGCGGCCCACCCGACTGCATCGGTGTAACCCCCGGCATGCCGGCAGCGCCCATGCCGCTGCCGCCCTGCATCTGCAACAGCATCAAAATCTGTTGCGGCGTCAGTTGCCCGCCGCCCATGCCGGCACCAGGTGGGCTGGCGAACGCAGAAAGACCGCTCCCGCCGCCCATGCCGCCACCACCAAACGCCGAGAGCGCCATCACCCGTCTCCTAACCGATGATCAGAACACGATACTGCCTGTCCGTCTGACCATTGTTCGCGTGCGTCAACTGCGCCGACCCGTTGGTCAGCGCCGACACCCAGAGTGTGCCGTTACCCATTTCCGCCGCCGCGTTCGCCGTCAGTGGACAAAAAAACAATCCACAGTATGGATTAATTCTCGGCCAACTAACAGTGGTATGAATACCGCCGGCAACTAGCGTGGTATCGGTAACCGCGTTGAGATTTCCATAGATCACATTGCCGACTGCTTCCGAGATCAGTCGCACCCAAGTCCGCGACGCCGCCTGATCCATCTTGGCCGGCGGCGACCAATCGACCGGCGGCGGTGGCTTAGCATGCCCACTGGCAACAACGATCGCCGCCATCAGCGTGTCCCCATCGGATCACCCTCAACCTCGACACCGGAAATATTTGTCCAGGTATTTGAAGACGGGATCACCACCCGCGTCGTGATATACCGCCCCGACGCCCGCGCAGGGCACAACCCCATCGAGTTGAGTGTCGTCGGCTGTGCAAACGTCACCGCGTCCTGCTGCCGCTCACGATGCCCGATCGCCACCGTGCACGACGAGTTGACCCCATCAATCAGCGGGCGCGTATTACGCACAAACATCCGCCTGCCAGGGTAGGGAGCCATCTCACTCGTCTCCACCGTCGCCTGGAGCGGGTCACCGCTAAAAAACGCCATGCGATGATCAGTCCCAAACAGCCCCAGCGATAGCCGACCACCCGTCCAGATCGGGCTATCCAGTGAGGCAGGCACATTATCGATTGAATAACCAAGAAGAGTATACAACTCATCAAGGTTGTAACCTAGGCCAAGAAGCCTGACCAATGTTTCACATGGAACATCGAGCAGATCGAACTTTTGCAGAACCCAGTTATAGACCAGAATCCTGTTGCAAACCCCGTTGTTCCCCTTTGAGGGGTACGCCCACAAGATCAGATTATTAAAAGGCGACGCCGCACCAACCATCCGGCCGAGATTGCCAAGATCGATATCGTTCAAAACCGTCTTGTCGACCTTGTCGACACCGATCGGCTGTGAAGCCGAGCCGTCAAAAGCATAAAACCCGTCTTGTCCGAAATAATAGGCTATACCGCCCTGCACCACGATACTACGCGACGCATCGGTTCCCCGCGCATTCTCTGCCGGCAGGAAGTCAAATACGACAGGAGGCCCAGCATAAACCATCCGCCGTACCGCGTATTGCTGAAACACTACAGCGTCAGCGTTCGCCAAACTCGGCGCAAACCCCATCACCCAGCCCCCGTCCCCCAGCAGATCAACCGCACCAGCCTGCGCCGCCGCCGCCGCGGTCGTCCCCGGCGTCGACCAGCTATGCGCATTCCCCGCGTCACACCACCACACCCGCTGCGGCATGTTGCCGTTTACCGCATCAAATGTATTCCCCGCCACCACAAAGGAATTCTTGACAACCGCCAAATGCCGCGCCTTCGGCGGTGTCCCCGGCAAGTCGGCAAAGCCGGCTGGCGGCGTATTGATGTTGTAATATTGCATAGGATCGGCAAAATTTGTCGCAATCACATCACCATTAAAGTAAACAAACTCCCACATCTGCTCTTCTGTTGTGTTATAAGCACCCGGCGCACTGGAAACATTAGCCCAGTCGCTAACCGAAACATTCAGCGCATAAAGATCGTTGGCGTCCCCCGCGAAAAGGAAAACATTCCCGCCGCTGTCGCGATATCCCGCCGCACCCTGACAGCGCTTATTCAGCGCGCTAAACTGCGCCATCGGCGAACCTACCGCACCATAGCTAACCTTTGTCCGCGGATAGACGTTGCGAATATTCGCCGATCCCGGTGCCGGATACGAAGGAAGATCCGGGAGAAAATCAGCGATAGGTAGAAAAGTGGGATCGCTCATTTAGAAATACGTTGGCTTGATGCCGGACTTGCCTGTCCGGCGCGTTGTCTCGGCCTTGAGCGGATAAAGGTAGCCTCGATCTCGCGGGTTGTTCGGGTCGCCGTAGATCGCCACCGCCATCCGCGCCGCCAACATATCGTCAAACAACACCTCGCGCGCCAGCACCAGCTTGGCCTCGGAGCGGATCAGGTCGTAGGCATCCGTCGTCCAGGCGTTTGTGTCGCCGTCCGCACCCAGCGCGACCTGGCGCAACGTCTGAACCGCCGTCACCGGATAAGCCGCGTCCGGGATCGGATACAACCTGATCTGCGCTGCGTAGTACGCCCACTCGATCGGCTGACCGGTCACTGCCGGGTTGGTCGATATCTGATCAATGTACCCCCAGGTCCGCGGCGTCATCGGATAGCGGTTGGCGCCCACCAGCACATGCAACAGCGTCGTCTCAGGTGCCGTCGCCATCAGCGGACCATCGGTCGCGGTGTAGATTTCTTGCCCTTTTACCGTCGTAAAAAACGGCGTTCCAGGGCCGACATCCGATGTCGTATACGCCTGATTGAAATAAAAAGGCTCGCGCTCCCACTTAGCGATCGCCGTTTGGATGGCGTTTTGTATAGGCGAAAGCGTGAGCGCACTGTCGCTGAGCGGCGCTAGTAAGTCCTGCCGATCGCCAAGCTCATCAGCAATGACTTGCTGTAGCCCAAGATAGGTCGTCGAGATGCTCAATTCTCACGCTTCCCCTCGCAAACTTTGGTATGCCCACGGATCGCGCGGCCGACAAAAACGCCACAACGCGGGCAATGACCGACCGGTGTGCGTGGCGTCTCAGGTTCGCTCCACGTCACCCCGATCGGCCGCGCCTGCGCAACCCGCTGCTCCTGTCGCCACTCAGGAACAAGACGACGCCGGCTCACGGACTTACTCCTCGCGGTAAACCTTCATCCCGCGCGGCGTCGCCTTCGACCCGACAGACATCTCTCCGGCACCACTGGTATCCAGCGTCGCATAGTCCTGCGCCGCCTTCCCAGGTCCGATCGGCGGCATCTCGCCCGCACCCGGATTCGGACCACTACCCATGCTGGCATAGCTGCGCGGCGAGTCGTGACTGTCATAGTCGCTCATCTTGCGGCTAAAACCCTTCTCGACCTGACCCTCTTCACGAGTCGACATGCTACCGCGGGTGGCAGAGCGATGCGAGGCTCCCCGGTTTGCTGCGCGCCGTGCGTTCATAACAATGCTCCTTCCTCTAAACTGATCTTCCGAACAAACCGTTCCCGCAGCAGCCGGTGCCGATCACGCTCCTGGCGCCACAACTCCGCGTACGAATCATCCTCGTGCCCCGCCATCGTCGGAATCCCACTGGTAAAGTGAATCCCGCACGGCGTTTCACGTGAAACCTTATCATAACCAACAAGATGGTTCCATGTCGGCGGCAGCGCACCAATCTGCTCGTCGCTCAACCAGTCAAATGCGTGCAGCCACTGCCCCGGCATCTTGTTGACACATTCGACCGACAGATGCGCGTTGGCGTCGTGAGCGCAATTCCACAACACCAAGCTCGACCAGTTCTTCCGGCGATACCGCGTCTGCTGCTCGCCATCCATCTTCTCGTCTTCCGCCGGCACATGATCGTGCTTGACGCACATCACCGCGTAACGATGATTCGCCAACGAAAAAAGCTCGGCAAGATCGGCAGTAAACAGAAAATCACAGTCGCAGAAGAGCACCCAGCCCTGATACAACGACAGCGCCGGCACCAGAAACCGGGAAAACGCGAAATCGGTGCTGAACGGCTTGCCATCCAGCGTATCCCGCCGCTGCCCGTCCGCGTCGCGATACCAGCGCCGTGCGTAAAAGCCTGCCTGACGCAAATAATATTCGACCAACGGCACAACACGAACCGGCGTCGAACAGTGCCGCATTATCGAGTCGTAGCAAACGCGATAAGCTTCGCTCTCACGCTCGTCGTAGCCGATCATCACCGTGTTCATGGCGGCATGCAGACGCAATAAAACTCGCCGACCAGCTCGCGCAGCAAGTCGATCCGCCAACGCTCGGAAATCGGCTTTACCCACCACGACATCGGCTCGACAATCAGGTGCGCGTTACGCCCGTCCGGCAGATGCTTCACTGCCGGACGAGTCGCCACCACCAGAAAAGCCGCCTTCTGCGCCAACCGCTTGATGTGATCCAACACCGAGTCCAGACAGATCGGCTCGACGTGCTCCAACACGTCGCCGCACACCACCACATCGGCCTTACCCGGGATGCCGTCCTTGCCGGCAATCGCCGGGTCGTACTCACGGATCGCGTAGGTCACATCGTAATTAGCGAGCAACTCTTCGCGCAAAAACCCGCGCCCGCAGCCGTAGTCCAGCATGCTCTTTGCGTCGAGCTTGTGCATCAACGCGTCGACGTCGAACGCCCACTTGCCACCCGAGACGCCATAGTTGCCCTTGGCGTGCATGATCTGGTTCTGCTGACGATAGCCGTGCGTGATCAGCATCATTGCAATCTCTCCAGATCGGCGGCAACCCGCTGAACCGGCGCGCTCCAGTCGCCATCGCTCTGCTGCCGGTACAACTTGACGCTCGAATACCACGGCAGCGTAGTGCTCTCGACCTGATAGCGCCAGGACGGCCGGCTAGGCACCAGCGTCCAGGTCGGCACCCCCAGTGCGCCACCCAAATGATGCACCGTCGTGCAGACCGTGATAACCAGATCGAGACTAACGACAAAAGAAGCAGTCCGATCATAATCCCGACATTCCACCCAGCTAGGGTAATGCGCGATGCGAATTCCGGTCTTCTCCTCAAGCTCGCAAACCTCACGAGCAGCGTCGGGTGTGTACTGCAACGAGAAAAACTGTGCATCCGGCCGTGCCTTGACAATCGGCTCAAGCGCCTGAATAGACAAGCTACGGAGATGTTGCCGAGTTTTCTTTGAGCCGCCGGTCCACGACAAGCCAATACGAGGTCGGCGACTACTCTTTTTCAATAAAGGATCGTCGTAACCTTGCGTCTTGAGATAGGGCCGGTTGTCCCACTCGCCATCAAGCCGCAGAAAACACGGCAGATCAGCCAAAGCGACCGCTGCCTCGGCATCGCACCCGGAAAGCCACGGCAAGTCCGTCAGGTCCTTGCGTGTGCCATGCACCGTAAACTCGGGAAACGAGCGCTGAAACAGCCGGTCGAGCCGAGGATGGCAGTCAAAGGTGATGTGCTTGGAGATGCGCGCGAGATCGCGCAGGCAAGTCCCGTAAAAAAGCTCGTCACCAACCCCCTGGTCGCCCCAGACGATCAATCTCTTACCCGGCGAACCGTCCCACTCAGGGATATCGCGATAGGTCCGCTTGTTGCGGTCTCCCGTGCGATAGGTCGACAGCCACCCAGTAAACCCCTCGCGCCAGCGCCCCAGCTCCAGACACGCCATGCCGCGATGCGTCTGCGCCACTGCGTTATTGGGGTCCTCCATCAGCGCCTCGTCACAAAGCTCGATCGCGCGCAGCGGCTGGCCTTCGTTGACAAAGAGTCCTGACATGTTCGCCAAGGTCTTCGCCCGCTCAGAGGGGATCGTCTCGTGTTTCAGCCCCGCTCGCCAGACCTTCTCCGCGACCTCGTTGTTGTGCTCTGCCTTGTACGCCGTCCCGAGATTACGCAGCGCCTCGGGAAACGGATGGTTTCGGCCGGCACGCGCATCGATCGCCGCCGACGTCACCACAGCGCCCAGCCCATTCATCCCTTGGCCGATAAAGCAGCCGCCAAGCAGAAACAGGATTTCATCGTTAAAAAAGTCGTCGTTGAGACACATCGCCAGCTTTGGGATCGCGGCGGCAATGTCGCCGCGCCCCAAAAGCGACTTGGCTTCCTCCAATAGCGTTGGCGCCCGCTGAACTTCCGTCATACCAACGTCTTATACAGTATCAGGCCCGTCAACCCGATAAGTCAGACAGAACGAAATCGCCACGGTAAGGGTAAACGTCCCCGACTCCGCCTTTGCCGTCAGCGACACATAATGAATCGGGTCAAGGTCCGAGATCGAGATGGTGACCGGGGCATTATTGGTGTTTGGGCTCGCCGCCAGCGTCATCCGGTTCATCGTCGCGATCGCCCCCGAAGACAAGAGGCAACTCGCGTTGCCCGCGCCTCCCGACGCAATACCCCGGTCAAACCCAAAACTGATCGCCGCCGCCGTCTGACCAGACGTGTGGTACTCGTAAAAGTCGACGATCTTGGCGCCGTTCGGCACCTTGGCGAGAAACACGACATCGCCCACGGTTCCCGCCGCGGTCCAGTTGACCACGCCAGAAACCGAGTTATTGCCAAACTGGTTGGCCTTTGGCGTGTTGAGCCACACGCTTGAGGTATAGGTTGCGACAGCCATTGCACGCCCTCCTTAATGCGAAACAGCGTAGGTTGACGTTACGATGGTCGCGAAATCGGTACTATTAAATACCGATTTTTTCATCCCCCAGATGAGCGCAGCGCTAACGCCAAGCTCATTCTCGTAGTCGAACAGTTCCTCCACCCAGGTGTACTGCTCGTCGCCACCATCACGTCCATACGCCATCATGCAAGCCTGAGCCCCGCAGAACACCGCCCGCCGGACATTGGCGGTTACCGCGCTTGAGGTTACCCCCTGCGTCACACGCACATCCGAGTGCAGAATCGTGCCATTGTAGACACCGAGCGAACCGTCAAAGATCGGGTTGTCCTCGATTTCGCCACCGGTCATCGCTGCTTTTTGAATATCGAGCCACTGCCCGGTCGTCACGCTGGTACGCAGATCGGTGACCTGGTAGGGATGCAGGAACGTGACGTAAAAAGTGCGGCCATTAACGTTGACCGGGCGGATCGCCGGGGTCAGCGTGCGCGCCCGTTCGACCGCCTTGTCGATCATCGTCAGCGTGTAGGTCGCTGTCGTGGTGATGCTGCCTTCAGCCAGCGCCGACGAATCCGAGTAGGCAACGTGGTTAGCATCCGGCGCCACCGCGGCGTTGAGCCCGGTGTACCGGGTGTCGGTCTGCACCGTGTTGCCGCAGACCTGGTTAAAAAACGCCTGGTCGATACGATCCGACCACCAGTCGCGCAGCCCCGAGAGCGCCTCGTCACGAATGCTAAACGGCACCCGCTGCTGCGACATCCGCCCCGCCGACCTGACGGCATGGCGCAGCTGGTTGATGAGGACCGCGTCCGAGTATGTCGTCAGGCTCTCTTCCAAGCCTTCCAACGTCCCGTCGCCGATCACGCCAGGCCCGGTCAGCTGCATGCGCAGCCCGTAGGTTATCTTGTCGCCCGCAGACTTGCTGGTCTCGTCCTTGACCTGAATCACGCTCGACGACGTCTCGCCCATAAACCGGCGCGCCCACGTCGCCTTCAGGACTTCGACATTGAGCGTCTTCGACCACAGCTTCACAGCCAAGGGATCGTTGACGCCATATGAGGTAGTTGCCATTTGCGGCCCCCAGAGTTAAAGGGAACGGTTGCGTCTCCCGCTTACGCTGCGAGAAAAGCGACCTCCCGATAACGCTGGGGGTGCACGAAGCCCTGGTAACGCAGGGGCTCTGCGAAGACTTGATAACGCGGAAGTCGCCGCGCGCCCGAAATATCGGCTCCGAGCGATGCCGCGAGTAGCCTATTTAGGCCCTCAATACTGTTATTTACACCTTATCTAGACGCCAAGCAATGCCCGTCCTTCCGGCGTCGAAATAGCCGCATCAAACTCGGCCGGCGACATCTCAATGAGACGCTGCGCCGTCAAGGGGACCGGCGCACTGCCGCGCACGCTGCTTAACGAGCGCGACTGCTGCTGCCCCGCCGCGACGTTGGCGACCCGTTCCGCCGCGGTGACCGGCGGAATAACCTCTTGCGGCGCAGCAGCGCCGTTCGCCGGCTTGTAGCCGCGCACCTTAGCAATTTCGTAAATCGCCTCCGCCGGGTTGCGATTATCGCCCAACGCAATCTGCGCCACAGTCAGATACTCGTTCGACAAAATTTGCTGGCGCTGCATCGGATCGCGAATACCGACCGCCTGCAACTCGGCCTGCCGCTGCTGCATCAGATAAGCCAGCGCCGGCTCGTAATCTGGCGTTACCGCCTTGAATTCGTTCTCCTTGACTTGCGCCAACTGCGCCAGGCTCAGCGTTTGCTGCGTCTGCTGCTGCGCCTGCTGCCGCTGTGTCGAATCCTGCAATAGCCGTTGAATTTCTTCGCCCTGCCGCTGGATCGTCCCGACCAGATACCCCACCGGGTCCTTGTCGATTGTCGGAATTTCGGCCTGCGGCTGCGCCGGTTGCTGCGCCTGCTGCTGCACCGACTGCAAGATCAGGTTGGTGCGCTCTTGAAGAAGCGTATTCTGTCGCTCAAGCTCGCGCAGCCGCTCCTCACTCTGCTGCCGGCGCGTGCGCTCCTCGTTCAAAGCGCCGTGCGGAACATAACCCGGCGGCGGACGCTCCGACGGCGACTCCTCAAGCGGCTGCCCTTGATCGACCGGCGGCTCCTCAAGCGGGGCTGCCGGCGGCGGCGGTTCGGGTTCGTGCGGTGCCGAATCGGCTCGCCGCATTTCCGCCATCTGCGCCTGATCCGCAGCCGACAACTCGGTCGGCAGGGCTACGCTCGATGACCGTGCCATTTACTCACCTCTCCGATTGCGCCGGGTCGCCTGAACCGGCAGCTTGGGTGCCGGCTCAGTGCGATACTTCTCGGCAAAGTCACTCTTGGGGTATTCCATGATGCTGCGCATGATCAGCCAGTTACACACCCCAGCGAGGTCGCTCGCCTCCCACTTGGCGACCCATCCCCGATCAGAGTCGCCAATCCGCGCGGTGAACAGATTATCCGGCTCCCAGCCGACCTCGCCCTTAATGTCACTATCCTTAAGGTCGTTAATAACGACTTGAATTTCAGTCATCTGCTCATGGAACTCCCGATGCTCCTCCAGCGTTTGCCGTAGGAGACGGTAGCGCTCCTGCGGCAACACTATTCTGCGCCACATTCATCATCTGGTCGTGACCTTGCTGCTGCGCCTGAAGGTCGGTCTGCCGGACGTCGTTCAGATGATCCAGCGCTTGCAAGAACGCCAAAGCACGGTCAGTCTGCGCACTATCACCCGCCGCATTCGCTTTGGCGAGATTTAGGATCGCGGTCGACCGCAGCTGCTCAATCTCCGCCCTGATCTTGTCGCTATCGAGCCCCAGCCGCAGCGTCTCGGCCTGCGTACGCGCATTCTCGGCCTGCGCCTGCGCGTTGCCCTGCGCCGCGTCGTGCTGCGTCTTCTGCGCCTGCGCTTGAAACAACTGCGCGTGCGCCTGATCCAGCTGCGCTCGGCCGTGCGCCGCGATCACCCGCGGGTCTTGCGGCTGCTGCTGCGCTTGCTGCTGCGCCTGCATCGCGACCTGCTCCAACTTGGAGATCAGCGTTTGCGGCAACGGCGAATACTTCATCATCTCCAAGATCGCCTGCGGCGGCAGTGGCGCACGCTGCAACATCGGCAGCATCTGCATGATGATGCCCCAGGTGCGCTCCTTCATGTTCGGGCTCGACGGCGTGTCGTCGACAACCACGTCGTACTCGTACGTATCGTCCTGCCGTAAGAGCGGAATGTAACGCGCCTGATCCGGCTCGCCGATCTTGATGAGCCGCCCATCACTCAAAAACTGCTGGATGTACCACAGCATCAACCGGCCCTGCTCCTTGCGGTACCGCCGTAAGGAATCGAACAACCCCGCCAACACCGTCATCCCGGCCTGCTTGCGCATCGCCTCCAAGACGCCAGGCTGCTCTTTCTCAACCATCCCCAGCAATTCGAGATTAATACCGGTAGTGTCCCTGATTGACGATATGGCGAGGGTCAGCAGATTAGACAGGTCTTGAGGGACAGGAGTTTGCGGGCGGGGCATGATCTTGTTGCCGCCAATCGCCCCTGGGCTCGTCCACACGATCGCCTCGGGGTTAGCCCAGTCCTCCTCGGCCTTTGTCGAATTATCAAACGCGTCCAACTCGGCCATGATGCCGCCCTTGGCGCCGGTATTGAGGATGTGCAGGCTCTGCGACATCCACTTATTCGCCCAACGCTGCGGGTCAATCATCGCCCTGACAATGCCGTACCAGACGCCCTTGTTGCGGTCGCGCTCCGCCGTCATACACTTATAAGTAAAACCACCCTTTTGCGGCCCATCCCAGATGTCCAATATCTTTGAACCCAGAAAAGCTCGCATATACTTGCGCTGCTTCTGCTTGACATAAAGCGGCTGGGGGCGGTTCATCAGCCGCAGACGATTGTCAAGCTTCTTAAAATCTTCTTCGCTAAATGATTCTTCTTGCCCGGTAAACGGGTCGACCGTGCGATACTTCTCCTCGTATTCCCACCACTGCACCTCGACCATCGTCACCCGCCGCTGCACGCGATCGAGTTTGGTCGACTGGTCGTTGCGGTAATACGGCGCCTGTTGGGCGTTGTGCGGGCTGTGCGCACTGTCGGCGATGTTGATCGCCCAGTTGGCGTGCAAATCGCTATCCGGCACATCGGGAAACATCTCCTGTGCTTCCCACAGCGCCAACTCGCGAACCCGAAAAACGTGGCTCGCGTCCATCCGGTTCTTGCGCTTGGAGTTCGCGTCCCAGTACATCTCCATCGGGTCGATGCGGCGAATCTCCAACTGCCCGTCCGGGTTGACCTCGAAACTCAACCGCGTCTCGGTGTCACCCTCGCCACAGATCACGCAATCGAGAAAGGCATCGCTCTCCTCGTCTTCGGCGTCGCAACCGTCGCGGCACCACGCCGCCGCCGCGGTCAGCAGATCATTCGGACCCGCCGCCCCGATCTGCCGTGGAATAAACCGCACCTCCTGCCGATTGCCGACCTCCAGACCGCTGACGATCTTGATCATCGGCCCAATTCTGTTAAATGTGATAATAGGCCGTAAACTTATCTTAAGCATCGCCATGTCTTCCGGCGACCACTGGTTGCCGGCGACAAAGTCAAAACACTCCCTGGCTTCCTGCCGCCAGTCGTGGCTCTTGTCGCGGTCCTGGCAAAACCACAGCTGGAACCGCTCAAACAGCTCCTCTAAATCAAGATCACCCAAATCATACGGCGCCGGCAGCCGCCGGTTGTCGACATCAGCTTGATAATCGCTCGCGTCAACAGCCATCTGGTTTCAGCCAACCAGTCATATTCAACTCTCTTGCAGCAGCGCACGCAGGACAACCAAAAACGTTGGCATCACTTAACGAAAACCAGTTTTCACAAACCTCGCAATGCACCATATCTTCCGCGTTTTCCAACATCTTTTGCGGCTGAAGCGTCCCACGAACCGTCGCAGTCGAACTAACGCCGGCCATAAGCCACTCCTTACGTTTTTCGAGCATTAGTTCGCTAAGCCGGTTCCAGCCCGTCATAACCGCCGCCACTTCGGGACTATATCTCATGCGTGCTGCTCCCACCGGCCGCGCAGCCCGGTTCCCAACAGTGTCCGCTTCATTCCCTCACCCGGCTTGCCCTCTAGCGCCACATTGATCCGCGCCAGCTTGTACCCTTCCGCGATCTCGTCGATCTCGTTTAGCAGATGAATATGCTCAAACTCCCACGGCAGGTGAAACGTGCCCGTAGCGATCAAGTCCTCGTCAATAATCGCCAGCACACCAACCGCGATAAACGCCGGAACCGCAGTCGGATGCGGCTGAATCTTCACCTCCAACACGCGCACCCCCGGCTCCTTGTCGAGCCGCCGCTCGATCGCAAACTTTATGGTGGGCTGGCCGTCTTCGTAATTAAGCATTCTTCAACTCCAGACTAAAGCCCCTCTCTTACCGTAACCGGCGGCGTGACGGATGCTGAAATAAAGGTAATCTGCCCACTCGGGGCAGAGCCATTCGGCCAGAACGCCACCGTGCCAGCCGCCAAATACTGGGTACCGCCCGTGCCGATGCTCGCGGTGCAGGTACCAAAGCAAAACCCAACCGCCACCGCGTTACCCGTGTTGTCGATCGTCAAAGTCCGCCGCTTGTTGTTCTGCTTGACCTGGGCAACACCCGCGCCCACACAGTCATACCCGGTGCACGACCCGGCCCCCGACACAGTCGAGGTGTTGACGACCGTCACCCGCTCATCGGTCGCTGCCGGCTGGGCGCAGGCAAGGGATGCCCAAAAAAAGACAGAAGTTGTTACTAGTAACGCTACCTTATGCCGCCATGTACGTGACATTGCCAACCCGCCGCAGCCGTGGCCTCGCATAACGATCACTCCCTCTCTCTGACCGGCTCCGAGGCCACACAACATCCAGGTCCCATATCCTAGATATAGCATCAAAAAGATCTTCGTGCAGCCCTACCGGAAACGGCCGATACTCCTCATCGCAAAACGCGCGCACAATATCGACGTGCCGACCTTCGTAATCGATCTTGATCAGCGTCTCAGGCAAATAAAACCGCCCGTTCTCGAACACCGGCACCAGCCGACGAATGCGATCGTGCTTTGACATCGCCCCGCCAACCTCGGTGATCTCAAAACGGTAATTGTCCCGCGCCATCCGCTCTTTTAGATATTCGATATCGCTCATCTGGCCGTACTTCTCATACCCGACCCCCTTCGGCCTCCACCGTCGATGCAGCTCAAACACCGCATTGCCGCGCTCGGTCAGGCTCATCCGGTCCCGGATCGCGTCCAGCAAGTAAAAGTTGTCATCGCCGGCCAGTCCGATCACCGCCATCGCGGTATAGTCGCTCTCTCTCTTCTTACTGCTCGCCGCGTCGACCAACAGATACTTGTTCATCTGCTCCTGATCACCGCCGCCATCATAAAACCGCAGCCACTCGTCTCGAAATCCCTGACTGCGGTCGCTCGACGGGTCCAGAAGCATTTGCGAGCTGAACGTGTACGGGCCCTGCTCTCTTCTCTTTTCCGCCACCTGCTCACGCGTCCACAGAACTGGCTCGCCGTCTACCGTGCCGTCATAGGTCACCGCATGCCGCCGCTCAATCGCCGCCTTGCGATCGATTATCGTTCGATACGTGTCGTTATGCGCGTAACGCGTACCGATATACCGCGTCTTGCCGCCATCCGTCGTCAAATTACGGCTCAATTCCCACGCCTCCGTGACTTTCCTCACCATATCCGGCGTGCTCACGCTATCCCTAGTTACAACATCGTCGTAGACCATTAACTTGTAGTGCTTTGATGTCGGTTGACCATCGACCAAACCCCACGCCTCGACAGTCGCCTCCTTGGTGTTCCCCTCACGCTTAACGACGATTCCGTTATCCTCCGACCAAGTTGGCGCCTCACTGACCGGGTTCGCCCACAACACGTCGGGAAACAGCCCTTTCAGCTTCTCATTGCTCTCAAACTCGCGCTTGATCTGCCGCAAAAACGCTTTCGCAGTCGGCCGATTAAAGCTGAAGATACCCACCGTGATCTCGGGATCGTTCAGGATGTCCTGAATGGTCAAACCAAACGTGATCAGGCTGCTTTTGCCGTGCTCTCTCGCCCATAAGTCTAAATAGCCGTCCGGATTGCTCTCAACCTCCCGGCATCTTTGGTAAAGCCACTCTTTGCAGAGGTCTTTCCGGTTCAACACGTAAACTAGCAGAAAAAATAGGTCGGTTTTCGCCAGAATCCGCTCGACCTCACGCTGCTGCCCGTTTTCGGCGCTGCGGATCACCGCGTCCATGTAAAACGCGGTCGCCTCGACCATCGTGGGCAGTTTGAGGCTCATTTTTGCTCCAATTTCTCCAATAAAACGAGCACGCCGGCAATCAACCTGGCCTGATCCTCCATCAATTCGTAAATATCCCCCCAATGATTTCGGCGGAATTCAGTGTGCGTATTCAACACCTTCAGATATTCGTTAAACTCCGCTTGTAATTGTTCGATGTCGGTCATTCCTCTACAACCTCTGCCCTCTCGCCGCTACGCGGCTCGATGACGACAACCTACAACCTCGCCAAAATCGCCGCCAGCAACTCGATCACCGTCCCCAACGACGATCGCTCCGTCGTCTCACACTGCCACCGCGGCGTCCCCCAAGTGTCGTCACTCACCTCACGCAACCGCGCCAACAACTCGGGCGGCAACACCGCAAAATATCCCGGCTCGTCGTCCTTGATCTCGCCTTGCTTTGGAGGCCGAAAAGTCCTCACGCGCCAGTTGCTCCAGTTGCTCCAGTCGGACCAGTCGGACCAGTCGAACCAGCAGAAGAACCTGTAGCCCCAGTCGCTCCAGTGGGCGCAGGCCGCGGAATCGACGGTGCCGGCGAAGGCGGCGCAACAGCAGGTGCAACAGCAGGCGCCGCCGCAACGGGCGCAACCGACGCAACAGGCACCACCGGCACAACCTCTTCAACCGGCGGTGGCGCACACGCCTCGCCGATCGCCTTCAACATGTCGTCCAAACTCGCCGCCCGCAACTCGACCGTTCGCGCTTCCAGACCTTCATACATATCCAACTCGGCGACCCACCGCTGGTCAGCCGCTACCGTCAATCCCAAATCCTCAATCCGCAGCAGCCGTACCGACATCGCCACCCTCCTTCAATTTCGCGTTTATCTCGTCCTGCAACCGACCCGCGCCCCACCGGCCGTCAACCACAATCCCCAAATCCTCCGCATCCCGCCGCAACGATGCGACCTCCTCCGCCGCATCCTTTCGCAATCCCGCCGCCGCAGTCGCCGCAGTCGGCTTGATCCCCATCGCCTCCCGGTAAACCCCCATCACCTGCCGCAAAATGTCTTCAATATCAGGCCCCTGCATGTGATGCGTCTTAAACATCCCCAAATTGCCAACCTCCATCTCACACATCCACCGCCGCTCCGGGATCGCCATGTCCCCAACCTCCTCAATCACAATCCGCGCTAACGGCATCGGGCCCTCCTCACAGCTCATCCATTAAGACACCCAACCGATCGCGCTCCAGACGAACATACGCCCGAACCATCGTCATCAACCGCTCATCCGCCCGGATCAACTTGGCCCGCTGCAAAATCTCCAACGCCTCCCGCGCACACATCTCTTGACGATCACGATCCCACTCAGGCACATCCACACCTAGAAACGTCCCCGCAGCCTGCTTTTCAGCATTATCATCGATGCTCATGACATTTTTCCTTCTCAACGATATATCGAACTTGCCCTAATGAGCCGCTGGTGACCGATAAGCCGTACAATTACCCACGAACCTCCTGAGATTCGTGATCATTTCTTCTGATCATTTGATCGTTACCCTCTCTATCCAACACCGCTCGGTTGTGAATCATTTCATTCCTAACCGCTTCGCGCGCATTTTATCCCTCTTGGCGTCAGCCGAAGACGCCTCCCACGCCTTTAAGCTGACGCCACGCTTCTTCGCTTGGCTCTTATCGTCCTTCCGATCAGCCGGCGAACCTTCGTACCGCTTCCCCTTAGCCATCTCCAACACTCCCCATGCCAAAAGCAATACATCGCCCAACCAGGCAACCCACCACGAGCGCCAACCACAGCCAAACAAAGATCAGCTGCCAGACGATCAACGATCCTCCCGCACAAAAGCCGCATGCCGATCCTCAGAACGAGCCGCACGAGCCTCAAACAATTCACACCAATCACCCGGCTCAACCCGGCCCGCCACCAACCGACACCTCATCCCAATCAAATAATGCCGACACTCACGACAATGATGCGGACCCTTCGCCGGATGCTCAAACCCAACATCAGCCTTCGGAATAAGCGACGCAGCCGCCATGCCTACTTGCCCTTACCCAGCTTGCGGTTCGCCTTCGCGTCTATCTTCGCCGCGGTCGACGCCGACATCCGGCCAGCCTTCACCGCCTGACTCGCCCGAGCCTTCGCATTCGCCGCATGACTCCGATCCGGCATCGGATACCCACGCTTCCCAGGCAACCCAAAATCACTCTTCGGCAACGCCTTGCGCGCACCCGTGCTCAACTTCGCCATCACCCGCGCTCCTCAATAAACCGCTTTAGCGCTACCTCATAACCCTTATTAAGCAATCGCGTTCTCTCGGTAAGCAAATCTCGCTTAACGGCATCCTCAATCCTATCCGACTTCAATAAAGCCATATACTCACGATCAAACGCCACAATCTGCTTCTTTAAATCAATCAACAAATCCATCGTGATATCCATGCTCACGCTCCCGTATAACGCCTGGTCTTCTTCCCCTTAAACCCCGTCGCCTTCAGACGCTTGTTCGCCTTCCTATCTTTCTCGCGACCCGAAGGGGCGCTCTTCTTATTAAGAATGCCCGTCCCCGTATCCGCCTCGTTAAACTCCTTCCCAACACTCTGCGGAACACCGCCATACCCACCCGGAGTATGTGCTGCCGCCGCCATCAACCTCGCCTGAGCCGCCGACCTGCTAGGCACCCGACTTCTCCTCACGCTTGATCGCCGCAGCCGCCATCAACCTCGCTTGCGCAGCAGACTTGCTCGGCATCAGCAACCCCCAGACGATTTTTCCTCACGCTTGATCGCCGCAGCCGCCTTCGGACTCGCGTTGCTCGACGTCCCAGCCTTCCTCATCGGTCCCTCAGGCTTGCCTCCACCACTCATCACAACCGGACGCTCCCGATAACCGTCACCACCACTCCACGGCAACGACCACCCACCCTTCCCACGTACACCATTCTTCTTCTTCATCTCACCACCCTCCCCAAATCATTCCGTCACTCCCAAAGCAGCCAAGGCAGTCGCTATCTCCGCCAGCCTCGCATCAATGGCACCCGATACCAATGCCAACGCCGCATCATCAAGAGGCTGCCCAATCGGTAACCGTATCTGACCCGCAGTCGGGTCACTCCCCGTCACTATAAACGCTATCACCCCACCTCCACCCGCCAACGCCACCTGCGCACTCACATACAACGATCGCTCCGTCACCAACGCATCAACCGACGCTATGTCAGCCTGCCACGCCGCAATCGCTTCCATCGACGTCGTCACCAGAACACCCCTCGCATACGCGCCTATATATAAACGAGCACTTCGCGGCTACGCCGCTCGGTACTGCAAAAACAAACAAAGACAGCATCGAGCATACGCGCATGCCGACCCATGCGCAATGCAACAGTCGCATCTAACGCGGAAAGGGTGCGGCGATATGACGCAATGCCGGGAAATCAGCGGCGGCAAAAAAACAGACCGCCATCGCATAAAGGATAGCACGTAGGCGACTGTCGCATACAGCCGGCGGGCGGACAGCGCGCGGGGCGGCGACAAGGCGCAGCTGCGATAGTCGCATACATGCCTGAATTTGAACAGCGCGTGGGGCGGATGGGGACCCCGACCCTTTATGGCGGCCATACCCCCTCCGGACGGCTAGGAGGGGGTCTGCATCGGTACGGTCCCGGCGCGTTGCGTTTTATCTGTAGGGACAGACAAGGCGCGAACTATCATAGCCGCTGCCTACCACGGCGGATATGTCATCCGCCGATGTGCCGCAGAAACACTGGCGTTTTAGGCCATCATTCGCTCTAGCCCATCAACCAGCACATCATCCGCCGGTTGCGACTATCGCTACTTCTGATCGATCGTCACAACGACTGCGGTCGAAGGCTCAGCTGCCTCGCGAGCCGCTTGCGCCTTGCTCGCCTGCAACACGCGCTCGAACGCGGCTTGCAATGTTGCCATAGCTTCGTCGCGACGCTGCTCGATCGTCACGCCCGGCGCTTCATCGAGCGCCTTAGGTTGCGTCTTACCCCACGCAATCGACCACAGCCATTCCGTCGCATGCGCCGCTACGCGCGCGTCCGTGCGCCGTGATAGCGGTGCAAGCTTGCCGTCCTGATCGACGTTGTCCAGTTCCGCCAGTTCCACCATGCGCTGCACGGCCGCTACCGATTTGCTACGCGCAAGCTTCATAGCGTCATGATATTGGCCAAGTTTCCCGCCGGGATTACCGCTCACTCCGGGCGGAAATCGGTTTGCACCTTCCGGCATTACCCCAGGGAGCCAACGTCCCTGCTGATCGCGTGTTGGCTTCAGCAGGTTATCATCGCCATGTCGGTTTTCGCCGTCTGGCATCAATTTAGTCCAAATTTCCGTTTGCAATCATCGCATTATACCTGATCGAAAAATCTTTCGTCGACCGTCATTTTCCTATTGCAACCATCGCAACTTTCATTATCTTATAAGGCGTTGGAGCGGAGGAAACGAGATGACAACCGTAGAACAGATCGCTCGCGAGATTGTAGAAGCCGAGATGGCGGACAATTGGTTCCTTGCTGATCTGTTGTGGTCGCGATTGCGCGCAGTTAATCGCGCTCGGCGCGCGCTTGGTTTAAGGCCGATCCGGGCAACGCAAGCTTGGTACTTTGACGAACAGCGGCGCGATACACGCGCGGCATAGCTAAGGGAGCATAACAATGACAAAGCAAGAAGCGCTTGAGATTGTAATAAATGCGGCAAGCGAATATCTCTATCTAGATGAAACTTCAGACTTTCGCGACAGCGAGAAGAACCGGCAGAACACGCCGCAGGAAATTCAGGAAGCTATCGACTTTTTATATGCAAATCAGGACTAAACGCCACGCGATACGCGCGCGGTATAGCTAGGAAGCGAGTGACATGGCGAGGATCAGCGCACACGGTAAAGAGATTGGCACTGTGTATTTCACGGTGAAAGCCAAGCGTTACATGAGTGATGGAACGGTTCTGATCAATCAAGGTTTTGGTTGGAAACTTGGCCCGAAACTCAAACCTGGTGTTACACCGCAGGAAGTTTACGAGCGACAGGTTGCGCATCAACGTGAAGAATTGTCACGGCGTCCCTGCACCTTGGCTTATCGCAGGGAATTGCATGAACTTGCAGGTGTATCAAAGCGTTGGAAGCTTCACATGGCGGTTGAGTTGATGCCCGACGATCCCGATGGTGTATGGTCGGAAGCGTGCGACTCATATGGTGACAATTGCTCGGCGGATATCGACGAAGTGTCGCATTTGTGCATGCTTTATCGGAACGCGGTTGACGAAACCAAGCGCTTGCGTGAATCGGTTTAACATATCATAAATCAATCTCATAGAGCGGCTAATTAGCCGCTCTTTTTCTTACTTTCCCTATTGCAACTATCGCACCTTTCGTTATCTTATAGTGAGTTGATGCGCTGTGGTGATTGGCACTGCAGCAGGGTACGGGAGCCTAAGACAATGAACCGAGACACTTTCCACATGATCGACCGCATCAAGAAGCTTGGAGTAAGCGATGACGATGCATGGGCATTGCGACGTATCGCGATGCAATTACACCGCTGGCATGAATTGGAATGTGGCGTCGATAATGGCGGTGTAGAACGGGATGAAAACACAGGCAAGTGCTATTGGTATTCGTCACATACCGGAAAACGTTATCCGACCGCTGATCGTGAGACTGGCGCGTTAAAACGTTTGAGTAAGATCATGGCGCGCTATCCTGATCTGTCATCTTATGTTCAAGGTGACCCGCGCGGCGCGGCACTGTATCTGCTGTATCCCGGTTGCGTACCGGCCGGAGCCGATCCTGATAGTTACTACTCACGCGGTATAGCGGTTTACCGCTGGGAAGAGATTGCGGAGCTATTGATCGAGCGACGGAACGAGATTGCCGGCGTCCTAGCCACGCTGGCCACGAAGATAGAAGAAACGAACGACATGGCCGCTGGCCGCGTCTCGTGACCACAGAGCGCAATGAAGGCACGGGGGTAGCTACCCCTATAGCCGAAACGCGCTTCATGCGCTGTACGACGCTCGCAAGGGCACTAGCGACGATTTGTGATTTGAGGCCGATTGGTTTTCCGAAAAACCCGAGGGCTTTTGCTATGCACCCTCAGGGCAAACTATGTACAGGTTACGAAATGGATCAAAAGTTGGCAACTGTTAGTTGCCCGGAAATCTGCGTTGATATCGCCATTCGCTGGGAGGCTTACCAGTGGCGTGCTTACAACATCGGTAAGCCGGCGATTAACTGTAGCCAGGATTGGTCGACGGGTCTTGGTCCGCTTGAAGTGCATGAGATATTTACGCTGTTTAGCCGCTCGAACCTGACGTTCCTGCCCTGCAAGTGAGCGCGGCCGTTACATTTCCGGCTAAATTGTTGCTTAGCAGCAATTTAGCGACAAATCGTGCAAACCGGCGATGCCTCGATCAGCCGCGCGCTGATTTTCCGATTTTCCGAAAAACCCGAGGGATTTTGCTGTGTACCCTCAGGGCAAACGAAACCGATGCTCTATGTCCACGGCGGCTCCTGCCCTGGATCACGAAGGCAATCCATTTCGTTGGCTAACTCGGCGACGCGCTCAGCATCGTCAGAGTCGATTGGCTGAACGCTTGAGTGAAACACAACGCGAATTCCTTCGTTGTTGAAGATTTTCACAAATTGCTCACGGGCAACTCCTTCTCCGACGTATTCGCCGATAAATAGCGTATCTGCACCCTCGCGTTTCATCTGGCGCAGCACGCTGGGATAATCATCGCCAACGCTTGGCTTAACCTCTATTCGCAAAACACAATATTCCAGCTGTTCCTCACTCCAACAGCACTTCGCCTCTAACAAGACATCGACGGGAAACCCTGCGCCCTCCCGCCCCTGATATGGCTCACGATGCCATTGTGGTTTTCCCGTCTCGAAACCGGCGCGAGTTAAAATCGTTCCTGATTTTTCGTCATTTTTCCACGCAATCCTTATGGCAAGCTTCTCACGGTAATGATCAAGCCAACGAGGAAGCGGTTTTGTCGCTTCGCCGACAACCACGTCGTGAGACAAAGCTTCGATCCTTCTTTTAATTTCATCCCTCGGCCATTGCGGCAGAGCGACGCGTATGAACGCGGCCCGGAATGCCGCATCGAGGAAAAGCGCCTGCGCTGCATTGTGCTGGGGGGGCGTGTCCTCGCTCGCCGGCCCGAAATTATTGATGATTACGTTATAGATCGTCGCATACCGTTCGCGAAACCACGGTTGCGCTACCAACCATTCCGCGTATTGCTGATCCTGCGCCAAAGCAGCAACCGGCTGACCGCGGTACTTTCCGAACGGGATAATGTCGTCGCTCATTTCGAGCCAATCCTTCTAGGTGGCGTGAGTGGCGCAGGTGGCGCCATTTCCTATTCTCTATATATTTTTCACATAAAAAAAACTATGCGGAATAGGAAACGGCGCCACCTGCGCCACCTGCGCCACCTTTTGTCTCAGCAGCTTTCTCCCTCGCCTCAGCAATGGTCTTTTTATACTCCTCTTGAATATCAATGCCTTGACGCATTCTCGCACCATGGGTCCCCTTATAGGATGATAGTCCTCGCTCATCGAGCGTCTCTCCGAACCGTTTTTTGTTAATCGTATCTTCTTCCAGATCGGCACACCAAAATTGATACGCGTCGTATAGTTTGCTCACTTCGCAGTTGCAGGAACTGTTTACCCAGCACACCTCGGAAATGAATTTCGCGATCGGATTCTGGCTTTCCTGATAGAGCTTGGTCGCCTTCTCGACCGCCTTGGGCACAACCAGTCCGCGAGTCTGCCATTCAAAACAGCCTCGGACGGCCCATGCCAGAATACCGGGAAGCTCGTCGAGCAGCTTAGCTCGTAGGTCAGGGTCTTTAGCGTGTTGCCCATCGATAACCTTGTCGACGTCGACAAAGGTTTCGTTAAACGGCAGCAGACGGATGCGGCGCCAGATCGCCAGGTCGGACCCGCGAATGACTGGCTTGTGGTTGGTCGCGAGCCACAATTTGAACTTGGGGATAAACGAGAAGAACTCTTTATGCAGAAATCGCACGGTCATGGCGTCGCCGCCGGTCGCCTGTTTGACGAGTCCCTCGGCTAGTCCGCGCCCGTGCTCGGTTTCGACGACGGAGACAAAGCGCGCGCCGACGAGCGCAGCCAGGTCGTTAGGGATACCGCCGTTTTGCTTCGATAGGAAGGTGTCGCTGGGGCAGTGGCGGACGTAATCGCCAAGGAGCGCTGATAGGGTTTCGATCAACACGCTTTTTCCGTTTGACCCTAAGCCGTGCAATATAAAGATGACCTGTTCGCGGCAATCGCCGGTAAGCGAATAGCCGACGCAGCGTTGCAGAAAATCGACCAGATCGGCATCACCGCCAAAGATAGACAACAAAAACGCGTCCCAGACCGGACAGGCCGCGCGCTCGTCGTAATCGACGGCAATCAGTTTGGTGATGAGGTCGCTTTGCATATGCGAGCGCAGGACGCCGGTTCGCAACGACAGGGTGCCGTTGAGGCAGTTAAGCAAAAACGGATTGGCGTCGAGGTCGGCATTCTCCGAATAGACATAGGATCGCGCCTCGTGCGCCATATTTTTGAGCCGGGCGCTGTTGCCGCATTGGATGGCCCATTTGAGCGCCTTGGCGTCATTTGCGCCGGTTAACAGTTTTTCGTGAACCTGATGCGCCAGACGAGCAATTTCGACCTGTTCGGGATCGTGGCAATAGCGCCTGCCATCCCAGATGTGCCAACCGATTCCGAGCACGTAGCGCATATCGTCGCCGTGCTCTTCTATTAATATTTGTGCGTTGCCGCGATCGTTGCGGACGATCGCCGCAGGGAAGGTTTCTGGTTTAGGCACGCCGCCGCCGTCAATCACGCGTAGCTGCGTGACGGCCCTGACGGGCTCTGCGCGAACCTCTCGTGGCGCAAACTTGATCGCGGCCGAGCGCACCATCGCGCGGATGGCGGCTTCCTCGCGTTTCCAGTTCCAGGAGACGCCGGCATTGCCTGCTGCTGCCTCGGTGGCACAAAGGACTGCCGACACGATCTCGTCGGCATCGACGCCTTGCGCTGCGAGTGATGCGGTCACCGACAGCTGGGTGGCGTGGATGCCCGTTTCGCCTGGTGCCAAATATGACATAGCGCGCAACCTGGCTTCGACATCAACCGAAGGTTTGAACGAGGATAGCCGAGCCAGCGCCAGAAACGGGTCGACTGGAGCCAAAGCGGTGCTAGCCGCCGCTGCCGATACCAGCAAAGGCCTTTGCACATCGAGCATCTCCACCAGGTCGGAAAACTCATAGCGCAGATCGAAGTCGGAGCAATCTAAGAGTGTGCATCGCCGCCAGCTGCCGTCTTTGGTGTTGTGGGTTCCGGGGAGGCGCATGACCCTCGCCAGGTCGCAGACGGCGGGGTCGCCCGCGAGCACGCCCGCGAGTTGCTTGAGAACAGCGATGATGGCGTCGTCGGGATGCGGCTCGTGGACGAGGGCGCGCAATTCGTCGGCGCTGCCGGCGGTCTGCATGAGATTGATGTTGATAGCCTCTGACAGGAGCCAATAGCAGTGGACACCGCCGCCGCTATCGACGACGAGAGATGGCCGCAGCGGTAATGACAACGCGGCCGCGACGGCGTCCTCCTTGGATATTCCCGCCTTGTAGCAATCGATATCAACCCAGAGTGCAGGCAACTCGGCCAAATCGGCGCGTCCCCCGGTCGGTCGTCCCAACAGCCGGGTAGCCACGCCGAAATAGACCGCGCGTTCCGGCAAGTCCCATCGCGTCAGATGGTCGACAATGATTTCGGCGTCGCGGGTAAAGCGCGGTCGGACGGGGCCGTCGCCGTGGACGTTGGGGAGCGCGCGTATTTCGACCGCTTGTGTTGTGGTCAGCCCGAAAAACGAGCGGAGGAACTCTGCGCTGGGGGAGTAGTCGATCTCGTGCACAACGGCGGGCTCCTATGATGGTTTAGTGATTACATCCGGCAGACGCGGCACTGCATGGATTTGAGCATGTCGCGTTGTGCGCCTTGCGGAATGCGTCCGCGTTCAAATTCAGCGCGGAGGTCGGCCAGCTTTGTCGGCCAGGCGTCGCGTCCGGGCGAGCGGAAGGTGTTTCCGGTCAGCGTCTCGTAGGCTTCGCCTTCGGCATACCCGGCGGGATCGTCGTGCCAGAGGTCCCACCACTCGATCAGCCGCTGGAAGAAGCACAGCTTGCAGTCGGTTCGGTCGGGGATGGTTTGTTCTTTTGTGCGGAGGTAGTTGCGAACGTCTTCGATGCCCCACCCCCATTCGCGCAGGGGGAAGATCATTTCGGTGCCGGGGATATCGCGGTGATAGTCGCCGCCCGAGCGTTCTTCCTCGTCGGCACGCAGGCCGACATAGACGCGCGCTGGTGTGTTTTGGGCTAAGTAGGCTGCGAACGGCTCGATCTTTAGGGCGCGTGTGCACCAGCGTTGCCGCCAGTTGGGCAGAGCGTTCCACTGGCGGATCATGCCATCTAAAGACCCGCCGATGATGGGGATGATGGGTCCGATCTTGTCGGCGAGAGTGCGCATGTGGGCAAACCAGACATCGGGTTCGTTGCCGGTTGGCGTGCATATCCAGCGGAAGTCGATGTCCGGGTGAAGTTCGGCGAGGCGCAGCGCCATCGCGGTGGAATCCTTGCCGCCTGATATCGCGGCGATGTGGTTCATGGCGGCACGCTCCTCAGGGAATGGTTTGCGCACTAAACGCGCGTTGAACTTGATGCCGAGTGCCGAGGCGCGTTGCGCCACGGCGGGGGTCGAGCGGTCGAGTAGGAGTGCGGTCTGCGGTTGCGAGTAGTAGTGTTCGGCGCAGAGCCGCAGGACGTGCTCGTCGAACTCGTCCCACGGAGCCCGTGGGGTGCGCGGCGGCTTATCGGTTCTCTCCACGGGCGCGGTCCTTTCCCCGATTTAGAGCAGCGTCCCTGGCGATTGGCGCTTGCTGCGGTTTTTCTGTGCGAGTGAATGACCGCCTTCGCCGCGGTAGTAGGCAAGACGCGCCTCGATATCAGCGATATATTCGGGCTCGCGCTCGATCAATACGGCGTCAAAGCCTTCGGCGAGCGCCGCTACGCCTGCAGTGCCGCTGCCCGCGAACGGGTCTAGCACGGTGCCGCTCGGTGGCGTGACGAGGCGCATCAGCCAGCGGATGAGTGCGACCGGCTTGACGGTGGGGTGCTTGCTACCCCATCGGTCTTCGCTGTCGGCTTTTGCCGAAAAGAAGAAACGTGCTGCCGAGCCGGTATCGCCCCGAGCAAGCGCTGGCAAATCGCCGTAAATACCATTGATTTTCTTTGGAAGTTGCGGGCGGTCGTAGAGCTGCCCCGCACTATCGGGAAACGCCGCCAGCACTTCGTCGCTGTCGTCATGGGCGACATTGGCGGGCCAGCGGCCGGTTTCATTCTCGTCACCCCCGCGAGGCTTGCTGTGCAATCCAGTCTTGATTGAGCCGTCTGCGCTTGTGGAGCCGACTGGAAACGGTGTTTTATCAATGCACTCGATCCGGCCCCCATCGATGTTGATCGCCCCCGTGCCGTGTTGCAGCACGTTCTCTGCCACGGTGCCGATCAGCGGCTTGCGCGCGAGGACGATCGGCTCAAAGGCCGGCTTGAGCGATGTGCCAAAGCCAGCCCAGGCAGCAGCAGCAGCAGCAGATTCCGGCCGGTCGCTATTCGTAAGATGTTCGGGGTCATCCATCCAGGGTCGGTGATTACCGATATTCCTTTGATGCCCAATGATGCTGCGTGGCTTTACCTTCTCGCGTTGAGCGCCGAGCGATTTATCTATCGCCTTGCTGACATCGTGTGATTTCGGGAATCCTGTGCCGTACAGCCAAGCGATGGTGTCGCGGATTTCAAATCCCGCATCCTCGATCGCGCACACAAGCCGGTGATAAGTGCGGGTGCCACCAAAGGCGACGAGGTGCGCGCCGGGTTTCAGGACGCGATAGGCTTCGCTCGCCCATTCACGGCACCACTCGCCATAAGAGCGCGCGTCACGTAGCTGTCGCTTGGTAAAATCTTCGCAACTCCGTTGTCGACCGCCTTGTCGGGTCACCCCTGTATTGACGGTGTTGATGGCATCGGCGCGCCGCATCGGGAAATCGCCAACACCGCCCGGTGAGTCCCAATCTTTCCCCATAAAGCCGAGACCGTAGGGGGTGTCGGTCACGATTGCATCGATGCTCGCGGCGGACATAGCGCGCATCAGCTTGATACAGTCGCCGGGCAGCAGGCGAACTGTGCTCATTCCTTGTTGTCCCTGTCCTTTTGGGTCCGCTGTCGCTCTTCAGCTTCGCGCCAGAGCTGGCCGATCGGTTCGCCCGCGAGATGCCGTCGCCGCATTTCGGTGATCGCGGCCTCCCACGACAGATAGCAGTCGAGCATCGGGTCGAATGCGGCGTCCTCGCTCACGAAGAGCGTCCGCGTGGCACCCGTACCTTGAAATTGCTATAAATGAAAAATAGATTTGCGGTTGGCATCGGCTCTTTTTCCCCTTCAGAGAGTTGGCTGCCATATGGGCGGGCGCTTGGTGCCACAAGCGCTCGCCCGCCGTTCTTTTGGCGGGGTAGCCTATACCCGCTCAAACCGAGGTCAAGCTGTTCGTGTACTTTTCTTGACACTCAGCATTTAGCAGTCGTCATCATCGTATCCGTCGTCATTGCAGCCGACGGGACCGTAGGAGGCGTCTTCGAGGGCTTCGGCGATGACGGCGACGATGTCGTCTTCGCTCGCCTGTCGCCGAAGAGTCATTTCGCGCAGCTTGATGGCGTCGAGCACTTTCCAGGCGTCGGCTTCCCATTTGGTCATGGGCCTTTTCCTTTTAAAAAATGCCCGAGTTACCCGCCGTTCGGGACCGACAGCATGGTGGCCAAGGCGTTGTGGGGGGCACCCTGACCGGGTCGGCTAGAACTTCGCGCCGCGGCGCACGGTGGCAGGCTGAGCGCCTGCGCTGGCGTTGGCGGCGAGGGTATCGCGCTGCTTGGCGATATTAGCCTGTTGCACTGCCTCCTGAGTCCGCATGCTCGCTTGTGCCTGGCGAGCCAAGGGCGCATCAAAAGGGATGTCGTCGTCCTCGCCGCCATCCGCAGGCAGTGCGGCGATCGCGAGCACGCCTTTGTCGGTCCAGTCGACGATGGTCAGCACCGGCACCCAGATTTTGCCTCTGATTTTGATCTTGTGCTCGTAGCTGCTGCGCCCGAGGGTGACGATGGGCGCTTGGCCGGGATGTTGCTTCGCGCCTTCGGTGTAAGCGCCGCACAGGCGTCCGAGATCGCGCTTGCCGCCGTCCGACGAGGTCGAGTAGATATAGAGGTCGCCGTCCGGACTCATCAACTGCAATTCGTTGGTAAACGACCACGGGTCGCGCGGTTGCCCGTCGTCACCGAGTTCCCACAGCCCTTTGTCGTTGTCGCCGAGGGAGCTGCGTGATGGGACGGGGATCATATCGATCAGCAGGTTCATTTTGCGCTCGCTGACCTCGCCGTTCCACCAGCGTAGCCAACCGACTTGGAAGCCGTCCATATTGGCGGCGAACCGCGAGCCGAGGGCGAGTTCGAGCTTGTCCTGGCCGAAAATCCATTCGCCTTTGGAGAACTTGAGGAACTGCCCCTGCGGAGGCGCTGCCATCGCTGCATAGGCCGCAAAGGGATCGCGTCCGGTCGTTGTCATGATATCGCTCATCGTTTGTCGCTTTCTCGCTTGTCGTTTAGAGGCCAAGGGCCTCGGGTTATTCCGGCTCATGCCGGAATTTCATCGGTCGCCTTCCAGCACAAAATGGGCGCGGCGGCGGTCGTAAGGACATTTACTTATTGCAAACTGCGGTGAATCGCGGACGACGCGCCATTTGCCGCCGTGTTCTTGTTTGGCATAGCGTACTAGTTCGTCGTCCGAACAGTCGGCTTCGGCGCACACTTCGACCACCCCTTCTTTGAGGTAGCCGCGCAGGTACTCGATTCGGCGCAGCGTGCTCATGTGAGCCACCTGATCAGCACGACGAGCCACGCCGCGGCGGCGCAAGCGCCAAGCAGCACGAGCGACAGGCGGCGCGAGTAGTGGACCGGGGCGTCCGGCGGCAGGTGGATCATGCGCGCTCCCCGTCGTTGCTAAGGGCAAGAAGTTGCGCGATGTTCACTGCCTTACCGCCGTCCGAGAGATTTTCCAGCCACACCGCGCATTGAGCTAAACCGCCGACGAACCCTAATTCCTGGGCAACCATCCACACTGCCTCGGGAAGTGGCGCGCGGCCCTCGCGTTTTACTGACATCGACATATGACGCGCGACGCCGGAGGGGTGTCCCGTTTCAATGCTGAACGTCACGAAGTAAGCGACGGGCAGCATGATGGTCTGCGCGTTCATCCGCTTCTGGTGCGCCTTCATCAGCTTGCGATCGTTTGGGCGATCATGCACAGGCCGCACATCAACCTCGTTCTCAGCAGCCAGATCGCGCAGTGCGTGGAGTGCCTGCACCTCGCTGGTTCCGATTAGGAGTGGCGTCCCGGTCATGGCTGCTCGCTGTTAACGGACCTGCACTCGCGAACTAGTTGAATAAGCCCATCGCAAAGACGCTTCAGCGCTGGTTCTTGGTCAGGCGGGAATAGTGCGCGCTCTAGCGGCGGTCGCAGTCCCGTGAGGGAGCCTACGAATTCAGCCACAAGCGCGACGACTGCTGCTTCAAATCTAACCCTGATCGCGCCCGCTACATCCTCTCCCGGGCCTGTCTCGCCTGCGTGCCATTCACCGGCCGCGTCGTGCCAGCCGAGGTTCGTATCAGCTCGTTCCTCCTCGCTCTCGGCGAATTGATCATCCCAATCTGGGCGCTCTACCAATGTCTTACTCCTCGCGATTCGTAAGCGCTTTGCAGCGCCTCCGCTAGCAACTTAACGATATCCGAGCGAGGGGTATCGGTAAGTTTGCGCGAAGGCTCATAAGCTAATGCGATGATCCGCGCCAAGGCATCGGCTTCGTTCTGAAAGACTGGTAAAATTTCCATTTTAGAAGTCGCCTTTAGCGCATTGGAGACAGGTGTATCCAAGCGCGCGCCATAGGTCGACTACCTGGTTGCGGTCATCGACAAAGAGCAACGGGATGTAGTTGTCTTTTAGCATCAGATCGAGCATGTCTTTTTTAGTTTCAAAGTCAGGACGGTGATCGCCCTCGGCGCGCATATAGATATAGTGATAGGGAACATTGTGCTGTTGCAGCCAGTCCCGCGTAGTGTCGCGGCATTCGGAGGAGCGACCACTCAAGATGACGAGATGGGGATAGCCATCAGGACCGGCGTAAAGATTGCGCATGAGGGTAACAATGGGCTCGATGGGCGAGTCGTCACCCACCGCTGCGAAGAAACCGCGCCAGTCTTTGGCTTCCTTTTGGATGTAGTGAAGCCGATGGTCGAGATTGGCGATGGTGCCGTCGAGGTCAAAGACGTAACATGAGGGCATAGGTTGGCTCCTGGAATTGGATCATTTCACCTTGATACTTAAGCGGTCGCTCGGGTCGCCTTCCTTGCGATAGGGTTGGAGATCGATCCCGGCGGCTTCCGCTGCGGCGATATCGACTGTGATTCTTGGTTTTGTGGAAGACCACGCGACCGAGAACGCGTCGTTATGGTAGCGCCTGATCCCATGTTTGCTGAGGAATTCCTTAATCCCTTGCTTGTATTCGGCTTGCTCCAGGGTTAGCTGGGCGATCTCGGCATCGAGGTTGCGTTCCTGGCGGACAAACAGGAACAGCGCTTCGACATCACTGTCGCTGAGCGCCGGCCGTTCGTCGGGCGGCATATTGCTGACGGTGACGTGAGCGCAGTGTGAGGCCCATGGGCAGTAGCCGCACTCGCGTCCGCCGGCCATCTTGCCTTCCGGACGCAAAGATGAAGCATCGGATGCGATCATGATGCGTCGCGCGCGATCCTGTGCCGCGGCATAGATTGCCGGGTCGAACTTCACGGCGAATTCGGTGACCTCGTCGACAAACGACGCGTCGACATAGGCGATGAGGGTGTAGTCGGGATGATCTGCGGTTACCGCGCGCAGCAGCCCCATCTGCACTTGGGTTTGGAATTCGTGTGCGGCTTTGGCTTCTTTGACCGAGACGCGAGGGTCGATGGATTTGATTTCCACGCCCAGGCACTCGCTGGGACCGATGTCCTCGACACCGAGCCAGGCCAGACAGTCGTGCGGGACATTGACGAGGAGCGCGTCGGAGGTGGCTGACAGGTAGCCGTCGACGAGGGTGCGCTGTTCATCGCCCGCGTAGAGCAGCTGAACAGGCAAGGTGAAGTGTTCGGCCATTGCCGGGACGACCCAGTGCCGCTCGATCAAGTTGCCGCGTTCGAGAGCGCCGTAGCGCTCGACAAAGGCAGGGTCGCGCGGAGCGTCGTTTTTGGTGAACCAAGTGCGTCGTTCGCAGCCGCCGATTTCTGACGCGCCGACCGTGTTGTTGCGATCGTGGCCCGAGAATTCTTTTTGCCGCGACTCCGCAAAGAGGCGCGTGATTTCCTTGATAGAAATCCACGCAGGGTTAAAGGGGGCGCTCATGGTGTCAGCCTATAAGTTTCGCGTAAATGACTGAGGGTTTTGTCTTGAAGGCCGCGTGTCAGGCGAGCCCATCGGGGCGGCTCTTCGGATGTCCGCTCGATGCTGACGACGCGGGCGTACTGCGGCTCGGAGAGCGGGATCACTTCCCAGCGCTTGATGGGTTCACCGATTTCCATTTATTCGCTCATCAGTTTGTGGATGTCCCGCAGCGCGTTAATCGCCAGCTCGCGCACTGTGTTGTCGGGGTGGTGCGCCATTTTGCGGAACAGGCTGCGGGCGAGCGCGAGTGCGGCGCGTTCGCGTTTGAGTTCGCGTTTGATTGTGGCGATCCACGCGGCGGGCGCGTTGGCGAGGTTGTCCCACGGGACGTGGGCTTGCATGGGTTCAGGCGTCACGTCAGTATCTCCTTACACCGCTGGAAACAATCGTCAGCGTCGCGCTCGTCGCCCGGCAGTGCATCGTCGATCTCGAGGAGGCCGGCGCGGCGGCGGAGCGTCTGGATACGTTTGGCGATCAGGCCGAGGATAAGGTGTTTATAGGTTGGGAACACCTTTGCAGCCCAATCGGCGAGCAAGATCATTTCGTTGGCGTCGGCACAGTGGTTAATGTTGCGGCGTAAGACCGTTAGTCCCGGCCGGTCGGCAATCGCCTCGCGCCATTCGGCGGCTTTCGCCCGATGGTAGCGCGCGACCTGGCGGGCGCGTTCGGCAAGAGCCTTTTCGGCAGCGTCGGTCATCATTCTTCTTTTACGTAAAGCAGCGCGAACGCGGTGTATTCGTCGCCGACCTCGTCGATAAAGACGATCTGGCGTTCTTCTATAGAGACGCCGTTCGCCTCCAGCGCCTGTTTGAATTGCCGCCACAGCTTCCGTGGCATTGGCAATTTTGACGGCTTGACGCTCATCTCCGCGTTTTCTCCTATTGCGAGCCGCCAAATCCGAAGACCGGAACCAGGAACAGGGGTTCATGGGGGCGTTCCCGGCAGCGGCTCGCGACGCGGAGATTGACACCCGCTAGATTTAGGTGCAAGAGAAAAGTTGCGACAGTTGCATTAATGTGAGGGCGGGATGACTGAGCGGTGCGAGCGAGGAAAGTGTGATGTTTGAGCGACTACCTAATCCACTAGAACAACCTGATTGTAGGGGCGAGCGCTGGGCGTGGGAAATCAGCGACGACTCTCGTTGGGTTCAAGAGGAACTTGAAGACTTGAAGCGCGAGCTTTCCCGTCGCGCCGGTCTTTCCGGAGACAGGCTCTTTGAGCGCTGCGCGGACGCCATCGGCTCGCTGCAATTCGATTTGATTGATGCAAAGGAGGAGGGACTACTAGAGGTGCATGCGTTAGAAGCCAGTAATCGCGCACTTATGAAGATGTTCCGCGAGAAACAAGACGCGATGGAGGTGCTTTTAGAGCGACTTGCTAAGGCCGGAGTCGATTGTTCCGATTTGTTTTCGTAAGAAGGAAGGTAACGCAAGGAACCGGCAGCGTGAGACTGCCCACCCGTTACGTGATCCGCCTCGCGCCGCCGCGAGGCATCGCTGCTGAGTTTTGGGATGGTGCCTGGCGTGTCTGGGACTTAACCAACCGGCGGTATGTCTCGATCGGGTTTAGGACGCGTGCGGAAGCGGAACGCTGTGCTGCCGTTTTGGCAAAAGACGACGATCGAATGCGACCACCAGAAGGATAAAGCAACATGATTGCAGACTGGGGAAACCTGGAAACGCGAGCACCTGTGCGATCGGCGCTGATTGCCATAGGCCTGCTGTGGCTGACACTGTTTGCGCTGTGGTGGGTTTAGACAAACTGCGTTGTGATATCTCGCCAGTCGAGGATGTCGACCACGCCCATGCCGGTGATGGGCGGGCCGGTATAGCCTGGGACAAAGGACTTGATGTCGCACGGCAGCGCTATGGTCGGGCGAGCCTCGCTTCTAAAAACTTGTCGCACCCGTAGCGCCTTTTCGGCAAGCTGTCGTCTAAGGCTAGGGCAAACCTCCAGCGCCTTGCGTGCGCAGTCGCGGTGGATCAGCGGTTCGACTGCTGTCAGCTTCTCGCCGTCTTGCACCAGTGCCGGGCCGATAAAACGGCTGAGGGAGAGCCGGGTATGGCCCCGCAATTCCTTGGCGCAAAGGTCGCACAGACCTTGCGCGTGCAGCCTGCGTTGCCGGTTGACATTAGGTTGGCTAAACAGCGGCTCGCCCTGACATTGCGCTTCTTTCTGCACGATCGCCGACACGCCAAACCACTCGCACCAACCGACAGAGTATTCAGCCTCGCTAGACCACATCGCGCTCCAGGGGACCGGAGCCTTGCCAAAGTAGACGGTGTGCGGTTTAGGTGCCATCAAATCCCGCGCGCGCGTACATGGCGATGCCCAGTTGCCCATCGGCGTTGTTGGGCCAGTTGTAGTCGATAAAGAGATTGAGATAATCCATAACCTTCTGGGCGTTGGTCGTATCGACGCCGGCGGACTTGCACATTGCAGCCGCAGCCATCTGCCAATTGACGTTAGCCATACTGGCGCCCTGCTGGTTGCCGGGAAAGGCTGCTGCCGGGAAAGTGGCAGTGCTGGTCGTTGCCGGTCCGTAAAGCGTCCATAGCGCCGCGAATGTGCTCGTCGAAGGCAGACAATGAAAGCCATAGAATGAGAGTATATTATCGCTGGTGGTCGTACTGGTAGGACAGACCGCTCCAACACCAGCCCCCGCATCGTGGGCGAACCTGGTCGAAATCATAGTGCCGGCAAGGTCGTGGATCAACGGGCACTGACGGTTCCAGCCTGCCGTCGAGAACTGGTCGGTCGTGTTGGTAGCCACAAATTGGCCGGATAGCATGTCGAGACAAAACTTAGCATGGACCGACCAGGCGGGGGGCACGATCTGTCCCGCTACCTGCGGCACGGGAAGTCCCAGGAAAGCAGCAAGGGCTATCCCCATCGTGGTGTAGCATTGCTCGAAATTCTGATAATAGTCGGCCCAGGGATTGGTAGGGCTTGTCGGTGCGGCGCCCGGGTTCATGTTCATGTAATATTTGAAGACGGCATTCATGTCGTCTGTGCTGTCGAGAATGACCCGCTTGCCGCAAACAGAGAAGTCAGATGAATAAGCTGCATAGGTGGCTTGAGAGAGAAGCCAAGACGGAGGGCTGGCAGGGGAACACTTCCACGATTGCGCTACATTTTTGACGCCCCAACCGAGATTGCGCACCTCGCGAGGATAAGACCAGATCGTGAAAGGCCCGTTGAGGCCGGTTTGTCCCGTAGCATCTCCAACAAGGTTTCCGACATTTGCTCTCGCGGAACTGTCGCCATTTCGGCTGGGTGCGTCATATCCCACAATCCCCATTGTGGAATATTGTAGGAACTCCAGGAAGTAGGGGTCCTCCGTAAGAACAAACTGGAGATAAGCCCAGCCCCCCTCGAGATGCGAGCCGTTGAGGTTGCAAACCAGAGTGCCGCCGGGTGATGGCGTGTCCGCCGCCGGGATACCGTACCAAGTGCCGTCTGCAAACCCGGCAGCACTGCCGGTGCCTGACTTGTAGTGGGCAAGGTCTTGCTTAAACTCGGGACAGGCTCCTGTACCGGCGTCGGGCAGATACCAGCTATTCATCTGAGAACTAGCCATCTCAGCCTGTTGAAGCATGGTATTGAGACTGCTAGCGGTGCCATTGAGAAGCCAGTCAGCCTGCCATTCGCTGATCAGCCCCTCTTCCTTCTTTTGCCCCCCGGCATCCTGATAGGCGTTGACGCCGACGATCACACCAGAGAGATCATTAGTCGTGGATTGCATAAAAGGTTCGTAGATAGGGCCGTTCGCGTTGGTGTTGAACGGCGTGCTTGCACCGATAAAGCCCATATTGCTGCTGTTCAGCAGCGGCGGCGCGGGTGGGATGATGATAGAGCCGGGAACGTGGCTGTAGGGCTGACCGGACCACGCTTGCCCGGTGGAGACGTTTGTCCCTGATAGACGCGCCGCTTGCAGCGACATGTGCGGCAACCAGCCTTGGGAGAAAATCTGCGAAGCGGTGCGGACAAGCGTGCGGTTCTGCACCGTGCGGAAGCGCCAGCGCGCGCCCCAATAGTGGTAAGGAATGCTGCGCGTCGATACCGACATAAAGTCGGCAACCGGCGTCCCGGCGTTCTTAACGACACAGGTATAGGCAGCTAACGGACTTGGATTATACCCGCTGGGAACATTCGCGGTATTGCCGGGGCTACATTCGCCGTACCAAAACACAACCTCGATCCGCCCGCCCGCGGTATCCGGCCGGAAGTCCACCAAGAAATGGGGAATAGAGGCGTGTCGCACGCGGATGCAGCGCTGCGCAAACCCGCCCGAGGGAGCCGTATAGCTCCCCATATCGGTGCCGCTGGCGATGTCAAAGACAAACGGGCCGCCTGCGGGCGTGCCACCAGGGAAGGTCAGTGTCGCGGTTAAAGCCGGCAGCGCAGACCCGGTAATCGTCTCCGCTTGAGTGAACGGCGATCCGGTCGCGCCACCCTGCGTCGCCACGATGTTGATTGAATAAGTTCCGGCTCCCGGCGTCCCCTGAGTTTCGAGGTTGTTGCCGACAATCTGAAAGCTCGAAGCGTCTGTGCCGGTGACCGACAAGCTGCCCGTGAAGGCACCGCCGCTCGTCTGGACCGAGATAGCCCCAACTACCGTTCCGCTCGGCGAGCTACTGGTAAAGGTATTGTTGGAAAGCGTGATCCCGATAATGGTCGTACCAGCGGGTGGCGAGCTGGCAGGTCCGATCCCGCCGCTCAACGGCGCGCCCAGCGCCTCACGCGCTGTTAGCGCTCCGGCCGCAGCGGTTTGCAGCACCCTGCGTCGTGTCAGCGACTTGCTCATGGGTGGGTAAACGGCCCCCCGACACCCGGCGACATCATTGGTCGAACCGTGCTGCTGGCGCTAAACACAAGGCGAATCCCACCCGCAGCCCCATTCCCGCCTGCGCTGCCGCCGCCGCCGCCGCCACCACCGCCGCCGCCATAAAGACCGCCAGCACCCCCAGTATTGACGCC